TGTGGTTTTCGTCCCACGTGATGTGGTCCGGGCTAACCCAGGGTTTGAGCAGCCCCGCGTCCTTCATCGCCAAAGAAATTGGATCAGAGCTACAAGAGCCTCTGACCCCAGATCGAATGTGCTTTTCAGTTACGTGGATTTTCATAGGGCCTCAGAACGGAATCGGATCGTCGAACGGATCATCGGATGCTGGTGCGGCTGCTCTCGGGGCTGGAGTGGTTTGTTGACGGGTTGCTGTGGCGCTGCGGGTACCTTCGGATTTGGAACCGCTGTCGAGGAAGGTGATGTCTCGGGCTACAACCTCTGTCCGATATTGCTTCACGCCATCCTTTTCCCAACTACGGGTTTGGAGTGTTCCCGATAGAGCGATGGTTTTGCCCTTTTTTAAGAAGCGTTCCGTCAGTTCGGCCAGTTTTTCCCAAACTACGATGTTGACCCACTCGGTCTTTTTGGCATCCCCGAAGCCTTGATCCACAGCAACCGAGAAATTAGCGACTTTCTTTCCGGTTGGTGTGGACTTGACCTCGGGGTCCCTGCCGAGAGACCCGACTACCGTGACGTTAATGTACCCGCTCACTGAGCCTCCTTCTTCACGCACTTTGCGACAAACACGTAGTGGGTATTGCCACTATCTACGAGGGTTGCGAAACCACCCCTGGTGTCATAGGTTATATACCCCGAAGAAGTCCACGAAGGGGAGGAACCAACCACATACCACTCCAGCTTGAAATCATCTCTCGGACAGAAGGGTTGCGAATCTTTGTATTGGGGCTCTACCACACCTTTTGGAATTTCTTCCTCTAGGTTGGGGCACGGGTGCTTGAGTTGGTGGGTTACCTGCGCTGGTAGCAAAGTAGCGACGGCCAGAATGGCTAGGATTGCACGCTTCATTGAATAGTCTCCTCGGTCGGGGGTTCGTGCCACATATCAATGATGGACCAGACCTTGCTGAAGAAGTCTTCGTTCTCCTCTTCGGCTCGGCAGGCGGCACACACGTCGTCCGTGTCCTCCCCAGTCAGATCATCGTGGAAGTAAAAATCAGCTTTGTCGTTCTCCTGTTTGATGACCGCTAAGGTGGCGTGGGCGTTTACTGAGGCGACGAGTTTTCCCTCGGAACGGAAGTCGTAAACATCAGGATTGTGGTTGTTGTCGAACGAATCCGCTTCGATGTAAATGTTGCGGTCGTTGATGGTTTTCACTACGAATTCTGGCATTTGTCTTCTCCTCGGGTTAAAAGGTTCCTAATTCTTTACTCGGCGGCTTGGTCTCAAACTCTCCCAGCGCCTGCTTCCAGTGTCTTACTGGTGCTAAGTTGTGGTCTGTTACTCCAGACAGTTCTAGAATTCGGGCCTGAATGTCCTTACCCTTTGCTCCTTTTGCAGTTAAGGCTCGGATGCGGGCCACAAACCCGTCCTTCTCTTCTTTGGTTGGGGTTGGGTCCAGATCGGCCACAAAGGCTTCGGCTGCTGCTTTCTCCGCAACCTCGTCCACTACAGGTCGTGGTTGGTCTACATTGGCGATGTCTTCGTCTGTGATGTCCCCAGGTACTGGGGCTGGTCCATTAACTGGATTTTCCTTCTTGGGCCGACCGCCTTTCTTCTTTTCTGGGGGAGGGAGTTCGGAGGCTGGTTTGAGGTCGGGAACCGAAGCTCGTGCTGCCTCTCTTCGTTCGTTAAGTTCTTCTCCGACCGTTTTTGCCTTAACTACTAACACGCTTCCAGAGTGCTCGGGGAGGGTCGCAGGCACGGAGGTGACGTGATACTCAACTTTCGGTTCGTTCGGCCTCGGTGCGTCTGTCGGAACTGCGGGCTGTTGGTTTACAGGCGGCGCAGTTGGTGGTAGGGGAACTACGGAGGCTGGGGTGACGGCGGTTGGAGCGGGTTCTTCTTCGTTCTTGATCTCTTCGGACAGGTAGAGCGAGCCGAGTTCTTCCGGAAACGCCTTACGCAAAGCGTCAGCCTCAGCACATTTCGCGTTCTGTTCTGGCCCGCGCTTGACCCACATTTCGGTCAAAACAATGTTGTTGCCGCTCTTGTAGGTTCCCGCCACCGAGTCGAACCGGACAATGCTTGTGATTGGCTCGTCGAAATCTTTGCGTTTGACGGAGATTCGAACCGCCCAAGGCTCTCTTGGGGTGTTTGTTCTGGTCTTATCCGGCAACGGTATCTGGGAGACCACAGTGGGTTCTAGTTGGTCGTCCAAATAAATGTATTCTGGAGAGGTCGAGCCGCCGTACTGCTTTGTCCGCAGAGCGATCAGGCGCAGCGCCCCGATGGTTGTTATCCAAAATGGTTTTTTTACGGATCGCTTAGACCCTGTATCTGGGTCCCACTCCGAGGCGCTACGAAGCTGGAATACACTATGAACTCCCGGCCTCAATGCTCTCGCCTTGCAGTCGCTAAGATACAACTCCCATTGGCTGTCGGTTGCTCCGCGTCCATATTCTGCGCGAAAAGCCGCTATCTCATTTTCGGTAAATTCCATGCTGTTCCTCAATTTCTCAAGTTGATTTTACCACTTCCTGTGGTATATTTCAAGTATGTCGATCTTCTCCAAGCTCTGGTCCTGGTTAAAACTCGCCCCCGAACCCTACTGCAACCATCAAGTAGAGTGGGAGGATATTGGCCGATCTACCAAGCGGGGGTTTTGCATCTGGTGCCTCAAACGCTTTGGAAAGTCCGGTTAATGGACTATTCCCAGACTTTGGGGTCGATTTTTCCAACAATCTCCGACACAGTCTCCTGAATCTCAATACTGAGTCCGTTGGGTAACATGATGTTCGAGACGCCGACTAAAGTTCCGGCGGACAAGACCGCGATCTGATCCGTATTCACGTAGATGTCGGCTCCCTTAGTTGATTTCAGTTTGATTAGCATTACTTTCCTCCTAGGTAAACATGCACAAACAATCATATTGAGAGTCGTGGCGAACTCCGCATCTGTGTAAATCAATAAGTTGTTTCTCAGTTGCCGCCGCCACTAGTTGGTCGGGGCTGACCTCAAGGAAAATCTCATCGTGTTGCGCGTCAGACACCATATCGAACTCTCCCGGAACCAGTTGGTTCAGCAAGATAAAAGCGTGTATATCTGGGCGGCTAGATAACTTGTTTTCTACCCGCTCAAATTTCAGGAACTCATCCGTGTGATCCTCGAAAAAGTCATGTAGATTTTCAATCATTTGTTTCCTCCACCGATAGCTCGGCAACATTTATACAGAAGGGCTTTCAGGCTCGAATAGGCCACTCCGTCCGCGAACTGGTTGACACCGAGGCCGACCAAGCAAGTTGCAATTGCGTCTCCTCTCGGCCCGAAACCTTCTTCCAGCAGAGCCCAACTCATTTTGGCAGAAACCACCGCGACCATTGCCCGATAATCCGCTGTTTTGATTTGCTTCAGGAGTCCAGAAGTTTTGTTCCAGTTTCCTGATAAAACTGCGGTGGCGATCTCAGGATATAAAGGCTCGTGCTCGGCCCCATGAACAGCTTGTTCGAGAGGTACGCCAGCAAAGTGTTGATCTAAGACACCCAGGATTTCTCTGGGGGAAGTGATTCCTCGGTCATAAAACCACTGGGCGAATTTGGCCGCACTTTCTGAAGCGGCGGCGTCGTGTGCAGACGGAATCGACCCGTAAATAAGGTCGGAGATTTGAATCTTGGTTAGGGGTTTCAACTCAAACGTAGCCGCGCTGGCCCGAGACTTGATGGCGGCTTCAACCTTCTCTGGGCGGTCTGTAGTTAGTATCCAGAGGGCCGGACTCTTCTCCATCGGGTCCTTGAGGACGTTCTGCGCTTGAACAGTGTACATGTGGAATTCGTTCAGAATTATCACACGCCGTTGTCCAGAAAATGGACGGCTCTCCGAAAGCTCTGCAAGTTCTCGGGCGGAGTCTACTCCGTTTTCTGCGGAAGCGTTGATCTCTTGGATGTACTCTGGGTCGGCTCCCGACATGCGAGCGATAATCAATGCGCTCGTGGTTTTGCCGGTACCAGGGGGTCCGTGCAACAGAAACACGTTCGGCCAGTTACCCTTCTCGGCGAAGGACTTGACAGCCCGCTTGAGAGAATCCTGCCCGATCAGAGCATCCAGAGAGTCGGGCCTCATTGTTAGTGCCAGATTAGACATCTGCAATCTCCCAGTCGTCGGCGAGAAGATCGCCCGTCCACAAAAGTAGAACAGGGTCCGGGCTACCTCGTTGCTTCCAAAACAGATATATCCGACCCGTTCCGCAATAGTGAGTTCCGGGGTCTTTCCAAAACGCTCTCGTCACTTTCTTCCCCTCTACCATCCACTTCGCAGCCTGCTTGATGTCTGCCATCTCAATACTCCCTCGTAACCAAAATCGCCAATTGACTGATTTTCCGTCTCAACGGCCAGTTTACCAGATCAACGTGCATGTTTTCAATGTCCTTCCGTAGAAGTTCCATGAGTTTCGCCTCGGCTTCTGCGCGGTCATACGACGCTCTGGGAATTGTTATTGACTGGATCACTAGTGCTTGCAGGAACGTTCTCCTGTTCATTTGAAACCTCCGGGATGAGTTTGTTGAGTTCAAAGGCTTTGTTCAAAGCGGGATGACCTTTGATTTCCTCGTGGGGAACGTAGTCCATTCGATAGCCGTTGGGGTAGTGTTTCCGATAGGAGTTTTCGTGGCGGTCGGATCGGTCGCCTTTAAAGATTCCCAAATCGTAAGGAATGAAGTAGTCAGCAGAACAGAGGTGAACCCCAAGGACGTGCCCATCTTCTGCAATCGCGAGGGCGCTATACCACCCCACGGAGCCACCGTTATTGAATCCGTAGATCACGGGGAGTCCCTCTACGGGTTTGTTTTGCGGGTTGAAAATTTCGTAATTCTCGTTCACAAATCCTCCCGTCCATTAATCGGACATTGCTTCCGCGTCTTTTGCGTCAATCTGGGCAATAAACTGTGGTGTTGCTCCTCGTTGCTCTAAGTCCATTGTTTCGTACTTTTTCTTGGTTAGTAATCGTTTTTCGAGCCGCTTGATTTTTCTCTGAAGTTTCTCGATTAATTTCTGCTGTGTTGCAAGGGCTTCCAAGTCGGTCATTGTGTTTCTTTCACTCGGAGTTCAACTCCACTTTCCTTGAGGTAGACAGCGGATTCTCCCCACCGATCCAGCCCCCGAAACGGAACCACTACTCGTTTGATCCCAGACTGAATAATCACCGCCGCGCACTGAGAGCAGCATAGGTACGGCCAGATGTAGATTGTACACCCATTCAGATCGCGGCGGGATGTTAAAATCGCGTTGAGTTCTGCATGGAGGATCGTCTTGTATTTTTCTTCCCGGTTCTCCAGCCGTTGGGGTGTGTCCGGCAGTCCTGCGGGGTGGCCGTTGAACCCGAGACTTACCACGAACTTACCCTTGGTGATTACGGCCCCGACCTTCGTGCTGGGGTCGCGGCTCCAGCTCCCGACCAACTTGGCCATGTCCAAAAATCGTTGATCCCAGTCGGTCACTCTTCCCACCTCATCCAACCTACAATCTGTTCCCAAGCCGAAGAACCAAAGCAAACCCCAGCCCCCAACAGCGTAACCAGAGCGCACCACGGCATTTTCAAGTGCAGGAGGCAAACGGCCAAGATCAGGCAGACGGTCCCGAGGAGGGTTTTGTCTAGGGATGTCATGCTTCGACCTTCGCAAGTTTTAATTTGAGTTCAATGATCTCTTCTTCCAAATTTTCACAGAAGGGACACGGATTTTCTTCCGCTAGATCGTTGACAAAATCTTCGATCAGATTGTAAGCGGTTGATTTGACTATCCGTTCCTGAACTACCGGGTCTTCGTTCAGAATGGCAGCGTGATAGACTTCATCCATGAGGGATTCGACGAGAGCTTCTAAATCCACGGTGGCTCCTAGATATCTGGTTCGGGGGTTGGTTTTGGGAAGCGCAGCAAGAGAGATGTTTCGGAGACTGAGCTATAACGCCCCTCCGCGTAAACGATATATCCAGGGTGGTTCAAGTAGAACTGACCCTCGTGGGCGAAATCCGGAACATATTCTTTGCAGGACTTCAGCAGGTTCTTCTCGAACTCGTTTTCGGGAGTCAGAACCAGTTGTAGGTTGTTTTCGCTAAAGTAGATAGCGGTTTTCATGGTTTACTCCTGCTCGATCACGAGAGTGCCGGTCACTTCGATGAGTTTTCCGCTGGCTGCATCCTTGAAATACCAGCCGTCGGACTGACCTTCGTTGCTTACGTTTCCGGTCGATTCCCAAGTTTTGATGGCGGTTCCAGTTGCCCCGTACAGAGTGATGCGGTGTCTGGACCCGAGGGCTTGAAATTGTGCGTATTCCGAGTCTTTACAGCCCGCAAGGGGGAGCAAAGAAACGAGAGCGAGAATTGCAAAAACGATTTTCATGGTTGTCTCCTAGTCCATTTAATTGGACAGATTGATATCAAGGGTTAATACGACCCCGACCCCGACCCCGACCCCGACCCCGACCGCGACCACGACCCCGACCCCGACCACGACCGCGACCACGACCCCGACCCCGACCACGACCCCGACCGCGACCCCGACCCCGACCACGACCGCGACCACGACCCCGACCGCGACCGCGACCACGACCACGACCGATAGCGTTGTTTGGAAGATCGAATCATCCTCGGCCTACTTTCCTAGACCGAAGGACTCGATTGCTGATGTTTGGACATACCACTCGGATGCTGGCAGATTCTGGGCGTCCTTGTAGTTCTTATCTGAGAACGGCCCCGTCTCATAAACGATCTTGGCCCCTTCCAGCTTGACGAAGGTCGCGTTAACCCCGACGAGTTTGCCGGTGTAGATATAGTTCAGGCAGAACAGCAGAACGTTTTGGCCGAGCAGGGCCTCAAGACCCTCGCCCTCTACTTCAGTAACAGTTACGATTTGCTTCATGATTTTCTCCTTGGATGTTTCAAAGTGTAGCACAGAATTAGGGGGAGATGTCAAGCCCAAAAAGCAAATTCTCCGTGAACTTCTTTAGCGGCTTCTGCGTAGAGGGCTCCTCCCTCTTCTGGAGTATCTGTGCATCCCAAATAAAAGGTTTTTCCGTTCCGAGTAATGCTAACTCGAAAATTGCCCCTTTCGGAGCATCTACTTACTCCTTTAAACCCAGTCGTATTGTTGATTTGTTTTCCTCGATTGCAAAGGTTTTCTCCTTGAGTGGCCCGGCGGAGGTTAGATCGACGATTATCCAAGGTATCTTGGTTTTCGTGGTCCACCTTGATCTCATCTTCCCAGACATCAAGAACGAAGCGATTCATTCTTAGGTTTCTCTCCACGCCCGTTGAGAAATCCTTACAAGTAGCGTAGTATTTTCTGGCACTTGGAGACCACAAAGCGTTCCAATTCCATTGTGTTAACCACGCTAAGTCTTCGGGATCAACCTTTGCAACTTGACCTCTAGTGAGGGGAATATACCCCACTCCGTTGGTAATCCACCCTTGTCTCTTTTTTCTAGTACCCTTTTTACCTGCCATACTTATCTCCAATTATTTTCTGTAGACATCGCTTTCAAAACCTTCTGCGGCCAACGAAAGATTCCCTCCGTACCTTTCTGAAGGAACAGACAGACATTCACAAAGTTCCTTAACGCCTAATCCAGAATCAATAGCTACGAGAGTGACCGCTTCGTCGTAACAATGCCCGACGACCGAAAATCCTATTTTATCGGCCCGCTTCAATCCATCCACGAGAATATCTCTGGCATCCCCCTGCGTAGCATTCTCCACCAGATGTCCGCCAAACGTATCCGTTTCCACCCATTGCTTAGTCTTCGGGTCTTTAGCGTGGTAGAAGATCACATCCTGATCGTATTCTCGCTTGACCTTTTTTCCGTCTCGAATTCCTTCCCAAGTTTTATGTTGGGTTTCGACTCGGGGGGTCCAATAGTACAGCGGACGTTTTGAGGGCAGGATAAGCTCTAAAACTTTATCGGAGTGACATTTAAAAGACAGTGTCGGTTCCTGAATCTTTCGACCAGCTCGTTCGAACAGTTCAAATTCCCATTTGAGTTCAGGGACCCCTACGCCTGTTACATGACCAGGATGTCGGATCGCAAATGCCGCCGCTCTTTCAATGTCCTTCCACAGCCACGTTACTTCTTTCCACTCTTTACGCAGAACTGCAATAGCCTCAGTAGCAACCTCTTGGGGAAGTTCAATTCCCATATTTCTGGCATAGCCCATGAGACCTGTGAAGAACTTCAATCCCGTCTTCTCGTCGATTCGTTCTTCCCCTGGCCCCAAGGAGTACCCCCCGCCGAGAACAGGAGCCTTACAATACGTCCGCTTCTCCTTGTTTCCTGCATTGAACTCGGCTAACAAAGCCTCATAAGACATGTTGTACATGCGGACAGCGAAAGCTAGGTACGGGTCCAGACCCTCGCGAAAAACTCTGAGAATCGCGTCACAACGAGCGAGATAACCAATGCATCTGTTCTCAATCGCGTTGAGATCAGCCACGACGAATTTGAAACCCTCGGGTGCGCGGAAAGCTGATCGCTGGACCCCCGCCGCTACGTCCAGAGGTTTTTCAAAGTGTTTTACGATTCCGTCGTAGTCCATTAATCGGACTAGATCGACAGCAAGTTTGAGTTCCTTCTCCACCTTCTTGTTTGGTTTCAACAAGTTACCGACATTCACGCCATGTGCAGCCCAGCGACCAGTATGTGCTCCGTAGTAAGTGTATTGGTAGCGGAGCCGCCCGTCAGCAGCCGTCATGTCAGCCAGAGCGGTGTATTTGTGGACGCTGGATTTGGCTGTCTGAAGCCGCAACTCCAAGACCTCGCGTCCTTCGGGGGTGAGTTCACATTCCCCAGCCAGAGCACGGGCAATGAATTCTTTCCCCAAAGATTCAAATAGGTAGCCTTGGGGTTTTACCCATTCTAAAATCTGATCCCGAGACTCAGGATTGGACACCCCAGTAAGGGACTTCAGTCTTTCTAGTAAGGGTCCACGAGCCCGGAGGGCGATCTCTCGGGCATTCCTCACGAGCAAGAGATCAACCGGCCACCCCGTCTCGTTAATCTTGCTGTCCAGCCTCCACGTCTCCCATTCTTCTTCGGAGGGCCAATAGGGTTTGATCTTCTTGAGGGCCGCTCTCTCTGCGATAATATCGCCTCGACCGTACTCTACAAACTTAGCCCATTCCGTGGGGTGTGTGTCAGGACCATTAAAAAGAGGCTCGCTGATCCCATAGAGCGTTTCTTCTCCTCCGACTTCCGTTGGGACGCAAAATAAATTGATGAGTTCTTTGCCAGTTTCTAGTTTGGATTCGTCGCCTAAACCGAGAACCTTGCCCGCTTCATCCAGCTTACCAGGGAGCCCAGCAAAACGGGCTGCGGACATTACGCAGACCCACTCGTGTACGGGTTTGTCTATTCCAAGCAGACGCAGGGCTACTTGACGCTCGAAATTTGAGCCCCAAGCGTGACACAAAGAGAAAGGATCGGCCAAAAGATCAGCCAATTCATTTGGAAGTTGTGGGTTTAAATGGGGTTGCCAAGTTTTGACTTTGTTGTCGCCAACGGCCCAATTAGCTAGAATGATCTTTGCGTCGGGGTGGGAGAGCCATACATCCAGCCCCACATCTTCTAGATTCGGGACTGACCGAACCTCCCAATCGAGATGCCAGTGTATCATCTATTCTCTTTCCATTAATCGGACGCGCGTATGTGATCGGTTTTGAGCTGTTCCCAGAAGGGTTCGACTTCAATACGAATATTGGTCGGCCACCAACAAACGGGTTCTGCTCTTTTTATGGCCTCGTTCAGTTCCGCGAGTTTCGAGGCCACCTCTTCTGGAAGCTCTCCGTCTTCGGGTAAGTCGTCGCACCAAATGTCTTCGTCTACATAGTGTAGGCGACCGGGTTTGCATTTCACCAATTGGACCTCTGTCCCTTCCTCTTGATCGGCCAACCAGTCCAGCAATGATCCCTCGTCGAAGAAGAATCTATCGTCATCCCACAAGCATAGCGGAGTTTCGCCATCCCACTTTTCAACCGGAAGGGCGTAATATTTCTCGGTTCTTTGTTTTGCATAGCAGGAATCACAAATGGTTCGGTGTTTATCGTGTAGTTTTCCGCACTTGCAAATCTGGTGCGTACAACCACCCCACCGAGCGGTACGTTCGTCCCCGCCGTAGAATCGACCGTCCGACGACACCCACCCCTTGATATCTGTTCGGTAAGTTGCCGCCTCCGAACTGTCAAACATTATGATTTTGTTGCTCATTCATCCCTCCCCTGATCCCAGCACCCGACCACCACAGCCAGCACGAGCCACAAACCAAAGAACATGTTCTCCTGCGCGATCAGGCAGGCCAGCAGGGACGCTAGTCCAGTTAATGGAACGACGCCGACCCAGAATCGACGGACCTTGCGGCGCATCCGTTCGGCCTTTTCGGTTTCATCATCGATGTAGTAGAAGACTAGACCTTGGCGATCTTCGGGGTATTTCATCTTAAAAGGTCCAATGTTCTCTGGGTTGGAAGTTTCCGTTACTCCAAGCGTCAATGAATCCGCAGTGAACACAACGCTTGCCTTTAATCCACGACTGTCGCCCGTACCCGTTATCGTGCTCCCATTGGTAGACTTCAGGATTTTGGTGGTCGCAAATAGTTCGTAACTGAACCTGAAAGTTCGTAATCTCGCCGTATAGCTTGTCAATCCGGCGTTTGCATTTGAGGATTTTCGCTTGTATTTCTTCGATGGTCACGGCTTAAACATCCTCTCGTAGTCCGCCCAAAGTTTTGCATCCAACCTCACGCGGTCCAAAATTGGTTCCGGTCGTTTGTCTTCCCAGAGGTAGAAGATGTGCATAGACCTCATACCTCGGTCGGCCTTTACCAACTGTGTAATAAAGTTGTGGACGAACGCGGTTAGGGTGTCCATTATTCGGACTTTTCTTTCAACTTCTGAATCAACCCGAGGCGATAGATTTCGGCGTGCTGTTCCGAGCCGAAACTGTGTACCCAAATGCCGTCAAGATTCACATGAAACGGATATCCTTCTTCGTGTTGTGTGTCTTGGATCGTCACCCTCTCCTCAACCGTCTTCGGCTTGAGGCAGCGCGCGCGACGATTAGCAATGAGATCAGCCAGTGCGTAGTGGTACGCCTCCCACCCACGCGTAGTTGGGCCAGTCATCACAGACTCCTTGAATTTGCGTTCCATCTGATCCTTCTCAAATGTCGCAGCATCCGCGAGCAACTCCCCCACCGCCACATCGAGCGCGGAGGACATTCCCAAACGCAGCTCGTGCCAATACTCAGCGTTCCTATTTTGAGGAAGAATAACGCTTTGATTTCTACCTGCCGCCTCTTCCTCGATCATCCTGTCAACCAACTCATCCCTCGTCATTTACGCCTCCCGCCTTTCCATTACCACCAAGTTTGAAGGTTTCTCAATTTGAGAAACTGCTACTGTCCTGATCCAGTCGTCAATCGCTGAATCTAAACAGGTTTGGACCGGAATTCCTGTTAGTTCTGAGTACTCCACGATACATCCAGCCTGTATTTCGTTCACAGATATCAACAAACACGTACCCCCTGAATATGCCAATATTCTAGCACACTCAGGGGGTAGAAAGTCAAGCAGCTTTACGTCGGCCTCTTTGGGCTCTGAATGTATCTGGTACCGCCATTGGGGAGAAGGTTTGAGTACTGGCGATTCCGAATCGTCCAAGCAGCATCCCGATCAAGGCTTGGGCAAAGGCGGTTCTGCTTTTGTGATTGTTTGGCAGTTGATTCCAGCGGATAGACACAAAATTCACGCATTCCTTCAATAGCATATCGGGGGATTTGACCACCTCCACTCTAGTGGGGCGTAGAGTAGAGAGATATTCTGCGATTTTTCCCCTGTCTTCGGTTTTGGGCGGAGGGTTGTGCAGCAAAACATCCGCCGTGAGTTTGGTTCCCTGCTGTTTGGCCATTTCCAGGACGGGGTGCGGCGTACTCGCCTTGATGTCTTGATACTCCCTCAATGTTTGATAGGCCCAAGACCTGGATTTTGCTTTGCGGCGGGTGCTTAACCACCACATTAACCATTTGTTGAACTGACGTTTGGGCGTGAGCAGACGGCTGATGTTGTCTAAATGCTCCCCAACTTCGAGATTGGTCATCTCAAAAGCATCTACAGCCTTCTCCAACGCTTGGATTGCGACTGTCAGTTTAGACTGCTCCAAAGGTTCTAATTTGCCCCACCCCTGAAACTTTTCCGGGCTCGCCTCAATTGCTGTTGACTTCCTCATTAGTAATACCCCCTTCTGCCCTTTCGGGCACTTACTAATAAGATGGTACGCGGTTCCCAGAAGGTTGTATGGTCAATAACGCTCACTTCGTCCATTAATCGGACTCCTTCGCGATTACGAGCATGGCGGCTCCTTGAGGGCTGCGCGAAACTCATCTCCTAAGCGATAAGTGCTCACCATCTCGTCATCGATCTCAACTTCACATAAATCCCAGTCCGTAGCAATATGCGTCAGTTGCTCTGCTTTCCGTAGCGCCTCAGTCAGCACCTTGATCCGCTCCTGCGCTGCGGCGAGGCGTTCGATGAGAATTAGCTCTGATAACAAGCCAAGCTCTGAAGGCATGGTCGTGTCCTCGGTAACAGGGCCGCGTATCCATGTGCTCAGTTCAGAATACCGACCTTGCAAATCTTCAGGTATCTCCATCACTCCCCCTTCCCGGCGCTCTCTGCGAGGGCGGTACGTGCAGTAACTTCTAGATTACTTAGCTTGTCGTAGTCCGCATACACATCCGGTTCGCTTGCATCGCCTCTGCCGAAGACAGCATCAGCGAGCAATAAGAGAGCTTCCCGCAGCTTCTCCCTCACCGCATCGGGCGCAGGGCTGGGCGCGTTTACGATCTTTTGCGCTTCGAGGACGGCACGCTCGTACTCTGTTTCGCCGTCTGAAGTAGTGTCGCAAAACCTCAGCAGCTTGATGAGCGCGTCTCGTGCGTCACTGTTCGCAGGGCTGGGCGGGGGGGGTTGAGCGCGGGTGGGAGAGAGTCGTCGAGCAGCGTTGAATAGCTCCGCAAGATTGTCAGCCACAGGCAAGTCGCTTCCTTTGAATTGCCAGTACCACGCCTCGCCATCGTCGGTCTGAACGAACTGAGGCTGCCCAAATTCACAGCACAGTTCATCAATTTCGTCATAGCTAAACCGCCTCTCGCACTCGGCTTGGCTCGCGAGAAGCTGGGCCTCTAGCTTGGCGTACTCTTCGTATTGAACGAACAAGCCTGAACTCAGCTTAAGGGTGGCGTCCTTCTCCTCCCCCGCAGGATCGGCGGGGCGCTCGGAGCCGGCGTTGCGAAGCTGCTCATAAAAGTGTGGCGTAGGCTCCTTCGGCGGGCAAGTACACTTCGGCGCCGCATCAGGGCGAATACCGCAGTGACACGTCTCGCAAATGTATGGGCACCGACCGGACGGAGTGCCGTAGTGCAAGCCTCCGCAGTGGAGACAATCTGGCTGTGTCATTCCTTCACTCCTTCGCCGCGATGGGCGCGGCTACTGATTGGTCTTACTTGAGTCGTCGCAGCGGAATAAGGGTCGCTTCTCCCCTAATGTTGCATAGAGTGTGTCGAGCCGCGCAATAGCCTCTATCTGCATGAGCGCGCGAGGCGCGTTAATCTGAATTGTGGCGGGGCCGCAGTCTAAGACATGCTGGTACCCATCCGTAGTCTTCTTGATTGCAGCCTTGATCTGTTTCACTGTCATCACATCCCCCTCCATTCTCGCCTCACGGCGGCTGTGCTGCGGTTACTTGCGCTCCAGCAAATCAAGAATCTTGTCTGCGATCTCGGGAGCACGATCGGGATACTGCTTCAGCACGTCAACGATCTTCTCTCGTAGCGTTGGCTCAGGTGCGATCAGGGCGCGGCGACGATTGGCGAGGAGTCCATTGACCTCACCGCATGTAAACCCCCACTTAGCTTCCGCATCCGTCACCGACGAGAGAGCCCTCTCCAGCTCCTCCTCGTGCAGCTTCTGGAGCACGGCGGCTGCGGCGCGCCATCTCTCCGTAACCGCGCGTCCTAGATTGTCTGTATAGGATTGGCGCATCTGCTCAATGATCTTGTCGTCAATCTTCATCGTTTCTCCTCCCGCGTATCTTCAGCGCGTCGTGCAGGCTTGGGCACCATGCCGCTAAAGTCTATGCGCCAGATCATAAAATTGAGCTATCTCCAGCCCAAAATTGCCCGCTGCGCTCCCAGCAATAGTGGTCGATCTTTTTAGCGCACCCTTGGCACGGCTGAACATACGGAATCCACGAGCAGCCTTCCGCTTCATCGCAGACGTGTTCAAACTCGTTGCCACATGTGCAGCGCCAGCGTTCGCCATCCTGGGCCTGTGCATGGGACGGGTAGGTGCGATTCAGAGCGCGGTCACAATCGTGATGCGCGTTGGCGATTCTGGGCTCGTGCTCGGTGCGGCGCTCGGTCATGGCTGGACTGCCTTGGCAAGCGCGGCTTTGACGGCGGCGTAATGATCGCTCAGTCTGCAATCGCATTCAGCTATAGGCAGGCTGCACGCCCCGTAAGCGTCTTCGGTGTGCAGTGTTTCTAGAAACTGGAGAGACTCATTCAGAGCCTCGTACATTTCGGGCGCGGCTGAGATAAGACGACCATTAGCTTCGCCCTCACCTTGGGAGGCTGCGTAACCTATCAGAGCCTCTGCGGTAAGTCCGCGCGCGCTTGTGACGTGAACTACACGCAATGAAGTATTCGCAACGTGCCACGGTCCCTTAGTAAACTTTGCTTCCTTCATCTCACCCTCCTGCCGCCCGAAGCGACCATTACGCTGCTTCGAACACTTTCCTAACGTTCTCTTGCATTGTATCACGGTTCGGCCATCTTTTACTAAGATTTTCCAGAGCCTTTTTTCCTACAGGTCCGTTCTTAAATTCAGGATCAGACCATCTCTTTTTATGTTTTTCTGACATCTTCTCTCGGTATCCCGGTTGCGCCCACACCAAGAGTTGGCCTTTTGACATCTTTTCCTTGCATTCAACGGTCGCCATCGCTTCAGCCCGTTTTTCGCGAAAATTTTCGTCTTGCCATCTCTGAAGAGCGGCAACAGAACAGTTTTCCTTGTACTCCGGCTTCCCTTGAGCCTCTAGCATCCCCTCAGCCCTTCTCTGTCTGTAGACGGGGTCCTCCCATTTTTCCAGCATGGTGTTTGACATTGATTGTTTTCGCTCTGTATTACCACCCCACGATTCGACAGCGGCTGCTCTCCTATTTTGAATAGCTTGGGGTTCATTAAAAGCCTTTATCATTTTTTCCCGGAATTCTGGATTTTCCCATCTAATAATGTTAGCCTCAGACATATTCTCGCGGTAATGAGGGTTATCCCAGGCGAGTTTGATGGCCTGTGATCGTTTGTCTCTCATCGCGGGGTCTTGCCATTCGGACAAACGCAACTCGGATATTTTCTTTCTCGTTTCTTCTAGGTGCCTTCCCCTAGAACCCCCGCGCTTGATGTTATACCCAAAGGCAGAACTAATGGAATTAAAGGCAAGTATCCACGCATCTTCGAATGTATCTAATTCCTCTTGGGTAACAACCCCTGTAGCTAAGGGTTTGAGTACAAAATTTTCGGGGCCGTGTTTACGGATGGAATTGTGAAGCGGAGTTGTGCTCCCAGACCGCGTACTACCGAGATGTCTTGACCATCGAAAAGGTATTGTGTGCCAAGTTTGTCCCACGTAAACCTTTTCTGTTACTTTATTTGTGATTAGATAGATTGTTCCCGTCTCCATTAAAAGCACCCCTCACCCGACCCTGCATCTTGTCCGTGAATTTTCCGTAAGCTCTTTCAAGCGTGAAAATTGTGTCCCCCACGATCTTTGAAATATCGTAGATTGGGATTTCTTTCTCTAACAAGTATACCACGAAATTCGCTCTGTAGCGATGCAGGTTGGCCCCTTCAACTCCAGCCTTGGACCCTAGTCCCAGCATCATCCTTGACAGCTTGTCTCGGGTTATGTTGGGCAGCACTCTGTCCTTCTCTTCTGGACTCAACAGGTTATGCCAATGAGTCAACTCTTCCAACAAGGGCGGAGCCATCGGAATGATAACGAGCTTCCTGCATTTTTGTGTAACACGAGTGATCCGCTGCGCCGTGAGGTCGATTTCTTTCCAGGTTAGGGCTACAACATCTTGTCCCCGTAGCCCGGTCCAGCGCAGCAAGAGGTAGGCGAGAAGTGCAATACCTCGGGCCTGCTGGCCGATCCGTTCGATTTCGTCTGAGGTAAATGGTTCGGCACCCTCAACTTCACCCAGGACTTTCGGGGCCTCGGGGAGTTTGATAGGGGGCATGAATTTCTCTTCTACGCAAAACTGGATAAACCGCCGCACTGCTGAGAAGTCGGTTAGAATTCCACTACCGTTCGTGGCTTGCTTAGTCGCCTTAATTTGTTCCAGCCGTTCCAGAAAATACTGCTCCAGTAGATTGGCGGTCAGTTCGTCCATTAATCGGACACGGCCCCCAACCCACTCGACGAAAAGCTGGACACAGTGCTCGTAGGTATTTACGGTCCCGCTGGCCAGCCTGCCTAGTTTCAACTGCCGATCCAGCTTCAGGCAGAAGGCCCTTTCTATTTCTTGCAGGGAGGAACTGGGTGCCGGTCCAACCAGAGCACGGTTCAAAAGACTGACGGTCGAGGGCGGTAAAATTAGCCTAAGTGTTGACCACGAATCGCTTTGCGGTCCAGACGCAGCGGCATATTCCAGTTGGTTCGCAAGTTTGCGGGCGATCTCTGGGTTTTTAGTTCCAAGAGACCCCCGCAGACGCCTGCCCGAAACCATCACTGAAAAATGGTGGATGCCGTTTCTTTTGAATGTGCGAAGCACTACTCGTCTTCCTCATCTTCCCCAAATGCAAGATGTGCTTCGGCTTCCCACGGTTTCGGGCAGTAGCAGATGTTGCCTTGGTTAAACTGTCGAAGGGTCTCCCAGGATTCTACATCCGTTAGTGACGCTTCATCAAGAGCCTTTTCAATCGCCTCTTCTTCAGATTCAGCGTTAACCGTCCGATATGCGTGGCCCGCAATTGGGATTGTTACTTCGTAGGTTTTCATTTCAGCTACTTTTCCTCGCTTTCTTCTCCGCCTTTTGTGCGGTTACAAACTTCAGAACTGCCAGATTGTAAATCGACGCGGGTGAAACTTCAAAGGCAGAACGCATTCCCTTTAGGCGAACCTTCACGCCGTAAGGACTGAAATCCATGACGATCTCCCGCAGTTTTCCACGTTCACGGACGCAATCAGAGAACTCTACAGACAACTTGCTCTTGCGTTTTGCTAGACTGGTCACAACACCCTCCAAACCAACCAAACGATTATACCATCAATCGGTAGAGAAAAGGCTAGAGCATTTCTGATGCCCCGAATCAGGTTCAGCTCGTCTTGTTCGGTTAATGTATAGATCACGGTCATTTCGTCCTCCCCCACTCCTTCAGCTTCTTACAGATCGCCTGTCGGCGTGCCTTGTTCTCGGGTGAACTTGGATTAGGCTCGTACAGCAGGATTTCGAGGAGAGTCGCGGACAGGTGCCGGATCGCTTCTTTCCTCTCGGCCTCGGTTGTGCCGGTTTCAGGGTCGTAGCCTCTGGACCACTTTACGGCGTCCATTAAACGGACTCCTTTATCAGGCTTTCGAGGTACCGGCCCAGAACCACGTGAGCACAAGCCGACCCGCAGATGTGCTTAACATCGCGTCGAGTCGCGATTGTATCATTCCAAAGAAATATTGCCACCCCAAAGACGTGAGAATCATCTTCCCAAACGCCACCCTCGGCCTCGCAACTTAGGAACCAATGATTCTCAGGTCCTCGTATCGCTCCACATACATCACACTTTACAACTTCAGCAATCATTTCTGTTTCACCCCCTCAGTTTAAACCCGTTTGGGAAAATGTCAAGTACAAATTGCTGCGCCGTGAGGTTCTAGCCTTTATAGTCCTGATCTGCAACAATCCGTATGCTGCGGTACATGGTCGGCGGGTAGTCTTGAGGCTCAATGATCTTAGGGACCTGATCCCAGGAATCAAACTGCACCACAACCTGTTGATGCCCGACAGGTATACTCTTTAAACCTAATTTCTTAGCGTTTGCTGCCACGTGTGTATCCCAGCACCCGCAACCTCGACCGTCGAAGTGAATGAACATAAACCACCTTTCCGCGACACCTTTGGTAACCGCTCAACTCCCGCCACCGTGAAGGCAGTATCGCTAGGGAGTCTGCCCGCCGAAGCGGGCGTGTGCTACGCCGCGTCGATCAAGACCCCCAATTTCCAAAGATCAACCACCGTCACTTTCGTTATTTGATCGTTTGGAATATCCGCGATAATTCGCGCACCCTCCATAAGATCGGTCATTGTATGATACCGAGGGTTACAGAGCAAAACGGACTCCGCAACTTTTTGGTGTGCCTCGGTTGGCCATTTCTGCTTTGTCACTTTCAACATGTTGGGAAACACGTACATAGCAGCAACCCCCCTCGTTTCCGTCCACTAACCGGACTAGGTTATTACTTCGTGGAATGGTCACAGCTTAGATCAACAACTACGGTGTCAGAGTCGTCTTCCAAGTTTAGAACCTCGAAAGCGGCTCTTTCCAGAGGGTGTTCGGCCTGCCAGATTTGGGTTTGTTCGGCAATACCGGCAGCTTCTTGCGCAGAATCCGCTTCTAATTCTACAACCCAAATTACTCGATACATCGTCATTTGTCGCACCTCCTCAGTGTTTGCATTCCAGCACCAGGGGATTAACCGCGTCCCCCTGCTCAACGATTTTGACGGCCTTCTCTTCGCAGACTAGCTGGCGGTCTGATCCGAACAAAAACAGCCGGTAATCCCCGTTTGCTTGTGGGACGTAGACAAGGTGAATGGATTCCTTCTTGCTGCCTGCACCATTCGCCGCTGCGAACGATAACAAGAGAGCGCCTATGTAGAGTAGTTTACGCATGGTGCCTCCTTTGGTTTTCCATTAATCAGACTTGCGCCGTGAGGTCAGAGCCTCTAGCTGATTTCCTGCATTTCCTCGATCTCTTCGGGCGTGAAGAATCGGGTAATCTTGCGGTATTCCTCTTGGACGGCTAGATACACGTCGAAGGCTTTACGGCTGTCCGAGTCATACACGAAATTTCCGCAGAAGTCATCAAAGGTTCCAGGATCGCTCTTTTCGACGCAGGCTAGAAGGTCGTAAGCCGTGGGGGTTTTCATGGCCGCTTTGCCTTTGAGCCCAAACTTGAAAGGGGTTTCCCCGTTGCGGTAATGTTTGTCGCCTAGCGCGTTAAACTCCTCGTCGGCATAGGAATTCCAGAAGTCGAAAACCACGGCAGACGCGGACGCTTTTCTTCGCAAGATTGTGCAGCGGTAGTGCTTGCCGTGAATATGGGACTTGCGCGGGTAGACGCTGGTTTTGTCCATGTCCTTACCCTTGGCCGCGTCTTCGCAGAACTTCGGGCAATCGGACCCGACGAGCACGGCGGCAAAGGTTAGGCTATGCCGCGACAGAAAATCCTCAGCTTGTTTCTCGTAATCGGTTACGGTTTGCATGTTCCCTCTTTTGCCGGTATACGATCCGGCAAACGGTTCCCGGTTTATCAGATTGAGAAACCCTCTGTCCGTTAATTGGACAGATTAGATGTGAGGACCAGAAAGCGAAGGTCATCGGCAATAGATTGAATTTCCGATGCGGCATGAAGGTACATTTTGCACGCAGCTTTTGAGCGAACGCACTTTTCCATAGACCGATTCTGTTCGGCCCGAAGTTCAAGGTATTGAATCATGTCTTCGCGAAAACCTTCGAGAGTTACTGCATTCGAGACGAGTTTCAAAGTTTTGCCTCTCTTTCCGTTGCTTGCGCCGTGAATTGCGGGCCTTTGCCCATTAATCGGACGCGCCTGTTAATGCCGCGATACACTTGTCAGACGGCCAACGGTTGATATCATCTCGACAATCGCCCATAAACCCCGATGGATGATAGCAACCACATTGGCCGCATTCTTCCCACTCATCGGGAGGATTTTCTTCGTACCTCACGTTAGGCTCAAGAGTCCAAATCTTCGGACCAACAAACAAACCAGACGGTTGCATGTCATTCCCTCCATTCAGGATACAGCCATAATAGGTTGATACTGCGCCATTGTCAAGACAATTCTTGCGCCTGCTCTGTTTTCTCTTTCAGCTCCTGGCATCCGGGGCAGGCAGGATCATACATTCCACCGTGCGCCGTGCGGACATGGTTTATTAGTGCGGACCCGTCCCGGTATGCTTTGCCTTGGTGCCGTTTCTGACAGACAGAGGCAAAGCTAGGGTTGATCGCTTGGCCGAAATTCAGCTTGAATGGTCGCATTAATTCTCTCCTTGATTCACGATCCATTCAATAGCTGTCCTGCTCCGCCCCGTTCCACCGCAGTCCAAGATAAAATCAAATTGCTTCAAGGCGTAGTCTGCCGTGCATTCTCCGACCCACGTTTTAACAATCCGGTCTAGCAGCTCTTTGCAGGAATACCCATTTGCGTGTGTGGCGAGCATTGAAAATCCTAGTTTGCGGTCATCTTCGTACATGAGCGCGTGTGTTTCTATTTCGGCCAGCGGAATTACTTTCAAGGTGCCGAATTTATGAGATACTTCGCGGTACGTGCTCGAATCGTGCGAAGACAGCAACGATCCTCCGAAATTGCTTTTTCCCATAATCATTCCTTTCAATTCGTTGCGCCGTGAGGACTAAGCACTAGTCCGATTAATGGACGGATGCGGGCCTAGTAGATTTTCCCGGACTCCGTGAATTCATACTCATTGGCCCGTATCGCATCGTCTACGTTTTCCTCAGACATGCGGTATTCATAGTCATCGCGGAGTCCCTTGTAAATCCAATTGGCAAATTCGCGCATAAGCTCCTGTAAATCCTCTTCGGCATTCTCGGACACGTCTTCCCCGTCTTCGCGCTCCGTCCAATCGACGTACATGGTATGCGCGTGAACGTAGTTTCCACGCTGGTCGATTTCCCCTGTAAGGCTGTTTCCGTTCTTCGCTTGTAAGTCTGCTAGGTCATCGGCAATCTTCCATAGTGCCTCATCTCTACCGAATTCAGCGCGAACCTTTGCAGGACTGTCTACAGCAAACCCATAACGGGCCTTGAAAGATGCGCCGTCACCTTGGGAAGAGAATCCGGACCAATAGATAATGGATTCTTGTCTAGTCCCTCCTCCCATGAGTTTTACGGGACGGGTATCTAGTTCAATTCCCAACAGTTGCGCTGCTGTTTCCGCGAATTCCAATTCATCGCCAAACGAACCGAATTCGGAGCTTTCGCATTCTCTCCACCAGTCGCGGGCCTTTTCCTTCGCCGCATCCGACAATTCATCGAATGAATAGACTTTGGTTACTTTCACATCTTCGCGCATAAATCCCTCCAATTTGCTCTAGTCATCTTCAGTACCGGCATTAGAGCGTATCCGGTAGACCGTCCATTATTCGGACGGTTTCGACTACGCGCAGGGGAAAACGTCCCAAACTACGCGCGGATGTGCTCCACGGTTTAGACGTTTCGCCGCTGCTCTGCATTGTTTCTCAGTTCCATTGAACACGGCGGAGCTTGCTACAGTTTCCCCGTCAATTGTCATCCCAACGTAGAATTGCATGGCTATTCCTCCAATCGTTTGACAACAATCTCTCGTTTACCCGTCAAGGTTGGTGGATGGTCCTGCCAGCCCATAGGGGAAGGAATCACATCCGGATCAATCACAGGTACGCGCGGAACGTCCAAAATATCCCGCATAGCCCGCATCGACCGTTTGTGCTCCAGATATGCAGGAATCCCGATGGTGAGAATTCCAGCGCTGTAAGCAAGGATTAATCCTGCCATCTGTCACCGTTCAACTCGGCGAGCTGGGCATCCGATACTGCCGGATACAGGTACTTGTTAAGGTATTCAGGATCAGGAGCGGGAATAGTTTCCGCCTTGACTCCGAGTAGAAAAGCGATGAATCGCGTAAACCAATGCTTGTACATGGTTACTCCTCCCGTTTGAAATAGAAACTCTCTCCGCTCCATATATGGGTTGGATTGTCCCTATCAGGCCGAAACTCGACGCGGATATCTCCAGAGCAGTTGGGGATATACCCGTCAGACTCTTCTATTTCGACACCGAACATATCCGCCACAAAATCAGCGAATACCCGCTCATCCATTATCTCTTCGCCGTCTAGCTCTCGTTCCAGATATACTTCGTCTGTTCTGGGCGAATAGACTACAACGTACATTGTCGAGTCACTCATGTTAACCCCGTTTCCAGTCCGATTAATGGACTTATTTTTCCCGTTTGTACCGGATAACTCCATCCTGTACAAAGCGATATTCAACCTTGGTTGATCGTTCCCACTCAGTAGACAATGGAAACGAATTCGAGACAATCGCGGGCAAATTCGACCCGTTAGTTTCGTGGATTTTGAGAGATACGATTGTTAGCATTGAATCCCCCTAAAATGGAACGGGCTAGAGCTTGACGGTAATCATCCAAGACTCAAGGCCGTATGTCTTGAGAAAATAATTGATCGAACCCGCACGTTGCTGGCAATGGGTAATGACGTTCTCACTAGTCTCGCCGCGTCGATAGTCTGCAATCTTTCCAGCGGTGTAATGAGACCACTTGCCCGTGCGATAGACTTTGCCTCTCTTGGCGAGTTCTTCCAACGTCATTGCGGATTCTTCGAGACTTGGCAAACGCATCAAACTATCGCCTAACTGGTATGGCATCCAATCAATCATTTCTGAACCCCTCGTTTCAGCCTTACAAGGGATACAATAGCATACCGGCAGGCAGTGTCAAGAGGTATTTTAACTATTTTTCGTGGTATAATGTGCTATTCGACCAAAAACAGTCTATAGGTTTCACCTATTAGAGGGGTAAAAGATATGGGAATGTTAGATGGAATTGTGCCTATTCCCTGCATTTTCTGCGATCAAGCTAAATCCGAGTTCGAGTTTTGGGACCGTCGTTTACTGGCCAATCGATGCAAGGAATGCGACCAAAAGGCCAAAAGACATTCGCTCGTTACGCGCCTGTGGTGCGGAGCGAAGCAACGATCATTCGATAAACGTTTGCCGTTTGATATTGAGGAAAGCGATATCGTCATCCCTGAGACGTGCCCCGTGCTAGGGATAAAGTTGAATCCCGGCAAGCACTCGCGTTTTGCGGATGATATCCCTAGCCTAGACAAATTGATTCCCAAACTAGGCTATGTCAAAGGAAACATATCGGTTATTTCGTGGCGTGCCAATCGGATTAAGAATGATGGCACGATAGACGAACACCAGAAAATCATTGATTGGATGCGAGCACAAGGCGCAGAGACCAGTGACGAACCAAAAGATTAAGTTCAGGGCCGGATAGCGCGTCTATCTTCTAGACTTTCCAATGCGGTAATGCGCTCGCACGGTTGAATCCGAAGTATACCGGCCCTGTTAAATCATTGTCCGATTAATGGACTCGACACCGTACCAGATACCAGACTAGACGCTATGGCCAAAACCCGAACCGATATCCAAGTATTGGCCCTGCTAGAAGTGATTCAGGATGCTGCTAGTTCAACGGACCAGAAACTAGACGCTAGTCGCCAACTGATAGCATTGAAAAAGGTTCCGCGTCGAGTCTATCGCAAGCAAGTAAAGTCCTCCAGCTCGCAAGCAACTAGCGTGTTAGGTTCCAAGTAAACAAGAAAATGCCCCTACACTCGACGCATAGGGGCGGAATTCCATTAAACGGACTGGATTACGCTAATGCTTTGCGAACCTTCCCTAGTAGGATCAACTTTCCGCGCGTCTCACTTGCATTAGCTCTTGTCACTCTAGCAGGGTTCGAACGATTCCAGCGTGATTCCTGCAACATGCTGGCATGGATGCGGTTTAGGTCATAGGACGTGCCCGGTCGAATCGGGCCAATCCATTCTAAATGCAGTTGATAGGCCGCATTGATAGCGTCACGTATCGTCATCTGGTCATTCTCCTATCCGGATTGTTTAGAGTTGCACCTTGTATATGCGAATTGCGCCGTCTGCCCGCGTGACGTGTTCATACAGGTCATCTCCCACGCGGTAATCCTGCGCAATTGACTTGTTATCGATCAAACGTAACGGTTCGCCGTCCTTGACTGCACCCTTCGGCAATTGTGATACTTGAATGAGCATATCGAATCCTCACTTTCCTGCATAGAATAGCACGAAACAAACGTTTGTCAACAATTATTTTCTGGCCAATCGTTTCAATCACTTGCCCGCTATGGGTTTACGTGGCTGTATCACTTCGAAGAATTCCGCCAGCATATCATTCGACAATGGATCAATCAGCCCGCTATCCATGCACATTTATTCCAAGTCTATTAGAATCAATGACCTAATCGGCCTTTGTGTCATCACCGTGTCAAATGGCCTTTGGTTTGGGTCGAGCGGAGTGCTTAGGAGTACAGCATAACGAGTCTAGTTCTAGAGTAGAGTGAGTGCTTAAGTCTTTTAGTTTCTGTGAGTTGAGAGCGGGGGTCCCTGGAACGGTTTCGCCTATCCCGGCCTTGACCCCTCGACCACCTCGCTCGGGACTGAAGTGACCCAGCAACCCAAGGGGTCCTTTTCAAGAAAATAATACTATAGTACAGTGTACTAGCGACTGTACTAGCCAGTGTACTATAAACTATGCGCAGAACAATTGACGTTTGGGAATGCGATCTATGCGGACATCGGTGGATTCCGCGAACCGAGAAAACTCCAGTTCAGTGCCCCAGCAGAAAATGCAGGTCACCGAAATGGAACGAGGGTAAGTCAAGCGGACCCGAGAAACGAATTCGACACAATGAGGACCCCTCCGCTCCAATAATTCAACCCCATAAACCCGAATCCGAGGAAGACCCATTCGCGGACCCAGAGCCGAAAGCAAAGACCAAGGTCCTCGGCAGCAAGAGTTGCCCCGAGTGTTTTGCTCTGAATGGAATGCACCACAAGACCTGTTCAAAGAGACGCAAGTAATCCTCGTCTGCCCAAACTGCTCCTCTCCATTAATGGACTTCCGCTGCAAACTGGTTTGTAAGGTCTGCGGATATTTTATGAGCTGCTCAGATTATGTCTAAGGACCTAAATGAAAATTACCGTGGTCCTTCTGGGACTCGTGATCTGGAACCTTCTCCTGACCGGCGTTCTATACGTCGGGTACGAGATTGCGGTCGGGCAGGCTTTTGAAGTAGCGTCCCTGCGGCAGGATTTGAGTAAAGCCAGAGTTCGAATCAGCCGGGATGAAACCGTCCTGGTTCAGCTCAACAAGCAACTAGGCAAGACCGGAACCCGAGAGCACGAGTTGGAACTGATCGTGGCAAAGCTGATCTCGATCCTGACCGAACCTGATTCTCAAAATGAGAAACCCTCGTCGGACCAAACTAAATCGTGGTGCGGCTCCGCTTTTTGTGCAGGAACCCCTCCGGGATGGATCGTATCATCAACGAGTAGATAATGAAGACTTCCATTAATGGACTGAACCTGATTAAGAGCACCGAAGGTTTGCGACTGGTTCCCTACAACGACGCGACCGGAAACGCTACTGTAGGCTACGGGCATCTTCTCCATCACGGCCCCCTGAACGGAACAGAGCAGTCCGTCACCGAAGATCAGGCAGAGAGCCTTCTCCATTTGGACGCTTTTCGCCGAGCCGAAGTCTACGTCAACGAATATGTGTTCGCCCCCCTGAACCAGAATCAGTACGATGCTCTGGTCTCCTTCTGCTACAACGTAGGACCCGCAGACCTCAAGATCGTGGTTTCCGAAACTGGACTGAATCAGGGAGACTACCAGAACGTTCCACCGAAGATTTTACTGTACGACAAAGCCAGAAACCAACAGGGTCGGCTCGTGAGTCTTCCCGGCCTGACCAAACGCCGCCAGCAAGAAGCAGCCTTGTTCCAATCCTAGCTTAGGAGTTGCCTGTGAAGCCGGACATGCCGAAGTCCATCAAGGTCGGACCTCATGTCTACTCGGTTTTGCGCAAGGCCGGAATCAATTTCAATGGTTCCTGTGAATTCAATACCCTCCAGATATGTGTAAAGAAACGGCTTAGAAAAAGTAAGGCGCAAGAGATTTTGTTGCACGAGACCCTTCACGCCTGTACCCACCCCTCGTTAAATGGTGACAAGCCCTATAAGGACGAGGAGTTTGTGGACGGAGTGGCTCCCGTGCTTTTGCAGGTTCTTCAGGACAACCCTAAACTACTGGAGTATTTGACTCAGTGAGTGAGAAGCAAAAATGGACGCCCAAGGAACTGTATGACTTTTTGAACGGGCGGTATTTCAGGAACAGCCTGCCCGATATTCGGGTGGTCTGGAGTCTGACCTACTACGAACCAGCGCGAAGACGACATCTGATGGGTTCGACTTGGTACGACGGGTTAACCGGACGGCCAAAGAAGATTACTCTGAACCCCAAGTACAAGACTGCTTTTGCTGTGTGGGCTCCTACTCTGATCCACGAGATGGTGCATGTACAACAGTGGAGAGTTCCAGTCAAGCAAGCGCATGGTCGTAAGTTTGAGAAGCGAATGAAGCAGTTAGCCGCCCGAGGCGCTTTTAGTGGTTTGTGGTAGTCCATTTTCTGGACTTGTGATACAATAGATCATCATGAAAACTGATCCCCGCAAATTCAATCGCAGGCGTTTCAAAGCCCTTGTCCACTACATCATCTACAAGATGGGTCCGATGGATGAGGCTACGCTTTGTCATATTTTGTGGCAATGCGATATGACGGCCTATGGCCAACTTGGGCAGTCGATTACGGGCGCGACCTACATTCGAGGAAAAGACTACCCGATTCCCTGCCACCTGTGATACAATAGCAGAATGTCATCTGGATCAATGATAAATAAAGCCGTTCTCGTGTTAAATAGCTCTTACGAGCCAGTTAGTATCACGCGAGCAAAGAACGCCCTGAAGCTCCTAGTCAAAGGAGCAGCGGTCGCGGAGGAAGATTATGGAGTCGAGGTCTACCCCGGCATCCCCCTTCCCTGCGTAATACGGCTACGGAACTACAAAAAAATTCCCATCCGGATTTCGATACTGACTCGGTCGAACATCTATGCTCGGGATCGGTATCTCTGCCAATACTGCGGGGCTAAAGAAGGAACCACGAGGACCCTTCATGGGAAACCGACCAAGGTCGTCCTCACCCTCGACCACGTTCTACCAGAGAGTAGGAGCGGTCCGTGGACGTGGGACAACCTAGTTTCTTGTTGTCGCGAGTGCAATCTTAAGAAGGGCGACCGGACTCCGGAAGAAGCCGACATGCCGCTGCTTCATATTCCCGGCAGGCTAACCGTACACACGAGTCGGTATCTCCTTCGATTGATTGGGCTTGAGGAGGACAGGCGTTGGGCTCGCTACCTTTATTTATGAAGAAACAGACGGGAAAACCCTCGCGGGAAGAAAACTGCCCGAAGAACATAAAGCTAAGATTTCTTCTGGATTGAAACGCAGCGAAAGATACAATAGGGCCGCTTGACATCTTCTAGGGAGTTGTGGTAGTCTAAGGTTGAAGAGTTGGTGGAATTGGAAGACACAGCCCGACGTTCTCGGGTGACGGACCAAATAAGGCAGGACCACGGGGTCGCTCCTCTATAGGGTAAAACTGCTTGGGATGATGTGGCCGACGGGTCGAAGCCCCTTAACCGAACGGAAAGTCAATTGCAGGTTCGAGTCCTGCACTCTTCACCAATTTAGTCCAGTTAATGGACACGCGATCATAGCTAATTGGCAAAGCGGGACCCTTAAAAGGTCTGACTATGGCGGGTTCGAATCCCCCTGATCGCACCATCTTCCGGTGGCGAAGTGCTTTAACGCGGCGGTCTGCAAAACCGTTATTCATGGGTTGAAATCCCATCCGGAAGTCCAAGTTTGCAACGATACTCCAGTACCTCTTGAAGATTCGGATGCTTGATGAGGTTGTTACTCGCCCCGAGCGTTTCGTTGCAATTAGTTTTATGCCCGTATGGTGAAATTCGCAGACACGCCAGTCTTAGGAACTGGTCCTTCGGGATGGGGGTTCAAGTCCCTCTACGGGTACCATAATTAGCCGATGTGGTGGAACTGGCAGACACGCTGGCTTCAAACCCCAGTGCTTAGGCGTAAGAGTTCGACTCTCTTCATCGGCACCAAGTTCTTCTGGCAATGCAGACTGTGCTAGTTGCGTCTAACCGTGACCGGACCCGCCGCACAGCGGAACCCGATCATGCCAGAGGAAGTTTTACGGAGCACGGGCAGGACGATAATGCAACCGCCCGCTAAGCGGTACAACCGAAAGGTTGACTGAGTTTGACTCTCAGGTGCTCCGCCATTTAGGAAAGTAAACCCGGCAGGGTCTGGGGCTCCGTTGGAAACGGATGCGGTCTGAAAGGACTGGCCTTCGATTGGTCTGCTTTCCGCCACGGAAGATGGCGACCAAGGTGGTCAAGCTGGCTCGAACCCAGTGCCGTCCATTTAACGGACGAGGTTTCGATTACTTCATCTTCCGCCACTTGGTGTAACGAAACCCCTCGAATCAGGGGGTTTTGATGGAAGGTGCTGCTGATGGTGATGCGACCGGCTTTGAACACCGGGGCTCCTTCGGGATGGGCGTTCGATTCGCCTGCCTTCCTCCATTTTTGCAAGTGACGCGCTAAGGTAGCCAAGCTCTCTGTAAAAGAGCTTTCTCTTCGAGATACAGCAGTTTCGATTACTGCCACTTGCACCAGTTTGAAGCGCGGAAGTGAACAGGTGTCACGCCGTCCTCATAAGTCGGAGAGCCGGATCGTTACCGGCGAGCGCAACCAATTTTACGCGGCTGTAGCTTAACTGATAAAGTGCTTCCTTGTCACGGAAGAGGATGCGAGTTTGAGACTCGTCGGTCGCGCCATTTTGGGGTAGTTGGCAAGTTGGTTTAAGCCACCTCTTTCTCATAGAGGTCATGCGTGAGTTCGAATCTCACCTACCCTTCCACCACGGTGAATGCAAAGCGTTCGAGCACCTTGTCTTTCACACAAGTCCTAACGGGTTAAAGCCCCGTCACCGTGACCAAGTTTTATTGTGCGGTCGTATAACGGCATTACACCAAACTGTTAATTTGGATGATGTGAGTTCGACTCTCACCTGCACAGCCATTTATGTTGGCTATTCGTTCAGTGATAGGACGGTTGCCTCTGGAGCAACACACCGGGGTTTGATTCCCTGATAGCCAGCCAACACAGGGGGATGGCCGAGCGGCTTAGGCGATGGCCTTTGGACCCATCTAGTCCGGTTCAACTCCGGGTCCCCCTGCCATGCGGGCATTATCTAATGCTAGGGTGCGATCTTGCCAAGATCGACGTACGGGTTGGATTCCCGTTGCCCGCTCCATTTCAAAACCAATCATCAGGAGAAGAAACATGAGTTGGTCAATAAACCTAAGCGGTCCGCCCGAAGTCGTAACTAGGGAAATAGCCGATGCTATTCTTTTGCTGGATCGTGCGCTGGACTATTCACAGAATTCTGACGCACATACTGTAAGCGTGTCCCTCGGTGGATATGTCTCGTGGAACGAAGATCGAGAAGTAACATCGTCTAACGTTTCCTTTTCGGTTGGGGAGACTTTGCATCCTCCGAACCCACCCTCTGTAAATTAGTCCAGTTAATGGATTTTGGCCGATTAGTTCAGTGCTAGAATTTCGCCTTCGTACCGCGAAGACCTGGGTTGAATTCCCAGATTGGCCTCCATGCTATGCTCGGCTATGTGGTAAGCCTACTGCTCGGTAAGCAGTGAAAGACCGTTCGAGTCGGTCGCGTAGCTCCATCTAGGCGTTAATTCGCCTGAAAGTAAAATAGGCGGAAAGCCGCCTTGACAGATCGTTATGGTCTATGGTAGTATGATTTAAACACGATGGGAATGACAAGATCAGAGTCGGGCAAGTTAGGTGCTCTTAAATCTAAGATCACTAACTTGCTTAACAAACAAAAGCGTGTTGAGGCGTATAACACGGACCCTCGTATCTGCAAGACTTGTGAAAAGCCTTTACCTTACGAGAAACGCAAAAATACATATTGCAACCAATCTTGTGCCGCCAGAACAAACGTTCCTATAGGAAGAAGAACCGTAAGATACAAAGGGCCTCGTTTGTGCGTGATATGTAGAAAAGAAAGAAACACAGGGCGTAAATACTGCGTAGATTGTTACAAAGACGTTCAAAAATCAAGACTTGGTACTTGGGAAACTGTTAAAACCAATCATGTTGCTAGACGTTTGTTGCTTGAAGAATTTGGACATCGATGTTTTGGGTGTGGACTGGAAAAGTGGCTGGATGTTTTGCTTCCGCTGGAAGTACACCATGAAGATGGAGACGCCGAAAACTATCAAAAGGAAAATGTTAAACTTTTATGCCCTAATTGCCACGCTTTGACACCAACATTCAGAAATAGAAATCCACAAGCGAGCGAGAAAAGACGTAGAAGAAGAAAGACCAAGGATTTTGCACCTTAAACATTGCCGGTGATGCCTGCTCCTGTAAAGCAGTTCAACAGAGTTCGAATCTCTGAGGGTGCTCCAATTTTGGGTTAGAAAGCAAATGATGAGCTGGCGGACTGTGACCCCGCTGTAGTACGTTTGATTCGTACCTAACCCTCCAAGCAGGCAGAAATAGTGGTTCGAATCCATATTCGTACCGAGGGTCACCTCGGAACGTCGTCTAAGGGTAGGACGCTGCCAACTTTTTAAAATGGGCCTATGGTGAAAGCGGCCATCACAGAACTCCTGCAAAGTTCAGTTCTCGTTTCGACTACGAGTAGGTCCACCAAATGTTAACCAGCACAGGGCCGAGCACCGAAAGGGCTGTTGGCTAACAACAGGTCCACCAAAGTTTGGGGGCCTATTTGACGGGGTCTTGTCAGAGATTCTATCGGATAGGTTGGCTGACACCACGAAACGCACCACGCCAAAACTGTGGTCCGTTAGCCTCAGAGCAATTTAGTGGGATGAGCTAGTCTGGTGATTTAGCGTCCGTCTGAAGAACGGAAGAACAGCGTTCGATTCGCTGATCCCGCACCATAGTTTTAAACGGTGAGTGGTGTATAGAATGCATCCGAGTCTTGGGCACTCGTGGACAGAGTTTGAGTCTCTGCTCGCCGACCATCTTTGTAACGCCCGGTTCGTATAACGTATAAGACAGAAAGCTACGAACTTTCAGACAGTGGTTAGACTCCACTACCGGGCACCACAGGGGATGATCTGGGATTATGCCAGTCTCCAAAACTAGCAGTGAGGAGTTCGATTCTCCTATCCCCTGCCATTTACGCCAGCGAAGACGAAGAGGATAGTCGAGGCCCTCATAAAGCCTGAGTAGCTGATTCGAGTTCAGCCGTTGGCACCATGCCGGAACCCAGTGGCTGGAGCGGAGCCTTATAATCTCTGTAGTCGGTAGATGACCGATGCTCGGCGAGTTCGATTCTCCCTTCCGGCACCATGCGTCCGTCGTATAGCGGAGTATTATACCTGACTCTTAATCAGGCTGACACTGGTTCAAATCCAGTCGGGCGCACCAAGTTTTGCTTCGCGAGTGTGATGGCTGCATAACGGACTTTTAATCCGTTTGGATAGGGTTCGATTCCCTAGCGAAGTACCAAGGCAACCGTGGTCTAACGCATAAGGCGTCAACCTTCTAAGTTGAACGATGCGAGTTGAAGTCTCGCCGGTTGCTCCAAGTTTGGTTCTTGTATCCTGCGCGGATCGTTACCGCCCTCGTAAGAGAAATGGATGCAGATCAAGAACGGAGGTTCGACTCCTCCCGATAGTTCTGATGCTCGCGACTATATGGACTATTGCACCGGGTTTGCCGCTCTAGCTTAACCGTATAAAGCACTTCGGTCCTAACGAGGAAGATTCCCGTTAAAGTCGGGAGAGCGGCCCCAAGATCGTCAGTAGCTCAGAACCTACGAATTTTCTGACTCGCTTTCTAGATAATCGTGGAGGCTGTCGTAGGCAGGGAGAGCGCCTGATTCTAATCAGGAGGTCGGGTGGGTATAAGTCGAGCCTCCCACCCTGACGACCCAATTTTGCGGCCATATCGGGCTTCCCTCCGAAGGAAGACACCGTAGATGGAATAAGGCTGGTTCGAGTCCAGTTGGCTGCTCCAGTTGTGCGGTTAGTTAGGGAAGGGCAAGCTCCACCTCCCGAAGCGTCTGATGAGCAAAAGAATGTAGGGCCAGACAACCGCGCAGTTTTGCCAGAGTGGTGTGAGTGGTCTAAACCGTCTCTCCTACAAAGAGAATTTCGCTGGTTCGAATCCAGCCTCTGGTACCATGTTTTGCCCGTGTCGCATAATGATAATGCGCCCGTCCGATTAACGGGTCATTGTGGTTTGACTCCACACGCGGGTACCATCTTCGAGGATCAAAATGTCAGAGCCAAAATACTGTTTTCGCTGTGGCGATCTGATTACTAGTAAGTACGGCAAAAAGTTTTGTTCCAATAAATGCGCGGCCCTCCACGCTAATGAATTCGCGGCGAAAGCTACGAGAAAAGACAAATCTCACCCTTGCGACGAGTGTGGAAAAGTTTTTGAAAAACAAGACACCCAGAGCAAGTTTTGCAGCCGTTCCTGCTCCGCCAAATTTCACAATAGAAAAAGATCACAAAGAGTAAGACACCGTTGTCTGGGTTGTGAGAACACAATTCTCGGTCGTCAGTCTTATTGTTCCTCTGCTTGCAGAACCGCGCATAATATTCGCTTGTGGATAGAAGGACAATTTAACGCCACCAAGACATACACTATATCAAAATTTATTCGTGATTATGTTATTGAAAAGGCAGGGTATAAATGCACGAAATGTGGGTACTCGCAACGTCGAGGCGACGGTAGCCACATTCTTCAAGTACACCATGTGGACGGAGACTGGGAGAATAGCCGTCCGGAAAACCTCGAATGCCTTTGCCCAAACTGCCACGCGCTCACCGATAACTATGGCGCTCAGAATATGGGAAAGGGTAGAAAATGGAAAAAGAAGTATAGTCTTTTTGCTGGGCTGGCCGAACGGTAAGGCGCTTGTCTTCCAAACAAGAGTTCGAAAGAACATAGTGGGTTCGACTCCCACGCCCCGCCCCACACAATTAAGTCCATTAATCGGACACACATTTGCGGCCATAACTGTCCGCGATGCAGACGGCGCAAGCGTCTAAGAAGGGGCCATTCAGGGGCCTTGTACCACAACCTGACCATCTCCAACTACATCAAAGGATCAACAAAATGGCACGTACAGATACAAGTTACGGCATTAATAATTATGTCGTAACCCCCTCCCAGTATACCGCAGGCAGCGAACAGGTTCTCTATGCTCCTCTCGCCGCAGGCGTAAACCCGAACTTTCCTTCACCGTTGTTCCCGCTTTCAACCAGCACCTACCCAGTAGCGGTGTACATCGCGCCGTCGCCTGATATTGCGGGATCGGTATTTGACGGACACCCGTTTGAAGTTAAGTTCGCGGCAAAGTTTACGACCGCCGCTTCGGCCAGCATTACCCTGAACATGTATCAGGTGACGAACTCGGTCCTTACTTCGGGAATTACCTCGACTACATACGGCACTCTGACCCAGGCTTCTCCCTCGGGAACGGGCATTACCAAGCTCGTGACTGGAACTTCGACGGCTGCGAATACAACCTCCGGAACGCTTACCTTCAGTCAGCAATATGCTTGGGATTCGACCTCGAAACTGTTGGCCATTAACACGACGGCTACGACGTATCAAAAGGGTGTTTCTATTTCGAATACCCAATCTGCGGCGACTGTAGCCAGCTTGGCATTCACGGATTTGAACTTCATCCCGACGTTCACGTTCACGACCGCGTTGCCTACTGTGTTTACGATCACGGAGTTTAACATTATTCGTATCTGAACCCAACCAGCGGGTGTTTCTTCGGAGGCACCCGCATACTTTTTGAGCAGGAGGCGAAATGGAATATCTAATCTATTTGCTGGTCGCCGCTGTTCTGATCGCATTAGCCCTCATCGCCGCCGACAGACACCTTTGCCTGAAGGATGTGGAGCGCGATCTTAAAGAATACTTGGGTGACATAGAAGTCGCTAGAAACTGCTGTCACTTTGCGATTCGGATACATTTCGATGCTCAAGTATACGCAATAAAGGCGCTGATCCGCAGACACTTCAAACTGTAAGGAACATAAATGAGTAACGTCCTCGTAAACCAGCCTATCCAAATTGATGCAGATATCACGACATGGCGAAGCGCCACAGCGGTTAAAGCCTTGGGCATCACCACGGGTATTCGCGTCCTGAAACTCGTCTTATCTGTTGCCGGAGGCGGGGCTTCCTCTGCGGGTAACGTGACTATTACCGCTCCCTCGGATTCAGCCGTTCTTTACCCCACTCTCGCCGTTCCCGCTGCACAACCCGCGAATACAATTCTCTTTACGGACGAACCCACCTCCCCCTCCTCGACTTTGACTTGGAGGGATTTTGCTGTCACGGGAGTTACGGCGACAGGTACGAAGCTCTATCTCTACTACGCGCTTGGATAACATGAAGAAACTCCTACTCCTTTTCGGCCTGCTCGTTACTTGTCCATTAATCGGACGAGCGCAGGCTCCTGCTTATCAGAACGTGACCTTCGTCGGGTCGGCCCCTTCTGGGGCTTGTACCAACGGTTCGCCTGCTCAGATTGTGATTTCCACAGGTGTTATTTACACTTGCCAAGCCTCAACTTGGGCTGTTGCTGGTGGTGGAGGCGGGGGTGGTCCCTATCTCCCCCTCGCAGGCGGCACGCTGACAGGAGCCACGGGCGGCGCACCGATAGCAGGAGGGATCAATGCCACGCAGTACCTCCAAAACGGAATGCCCGTAGGGGCCACATTCGACACCGCAGACGCTACGCTCTGGGATGTGTTCGATCTTCATGAAGGCAGCGGTGGGACACTGACCGGCATCGTAAACGGTAACACCTGCACGTTTACTCCGACGACGAATCAATTGAGTTGGAGCGGGAATTCTCTGGTCTTCGCCAGCGGCAACTTCCAGACTGGAATTTCTTGCGCTGGGGCGACGAACGCAGTGATTGTGCAGGTTGTGGTGAATTGGAGTACGGGCTCTGCTTCCGAGAATCATTACGGGCTATTCGGCGTGGCGAATGCTCCAGCCACCCCACTCGAACTTTCCTTCGATGGCTATAACAACAATGGATTTTCTGGCATCCCGGCAATTCCAGGCATCACGGGCGTGCAGTACGGAATTGCTTCGGCTGGCAATCAGTATCAGGTGTGGACTGAGCAGGCTGGGGCTTCGACCTACGTCTTCAAAGACAACCTGGGGATCACCCCGACGAATGTAAACTCTGGAACTCTGACATGGGGAGCAACTTCGGCGAGCGCAAATGCAACCGTTATCGGCGCAGTGACAGACTCGATCACCTGTACTGCCATCGCCAACTGCATCATGCGGAACGGAACGATCCTCGGTTTCGCCATCTATACAAGCGCAGCTTCAACCTACTCCGCGCTTCAGACTCTTGTTAGCCGAAACGAAACTGCGTGGGCACAGATTGCCGCGAACCACGGATTCCAGCTTGGCCCATTTGTCAACACCAACGCAATCACCAAGAACATTCTGTTCTGCAACGGCACCTCGATTGAGGCGGGCTATCCGGTCGGAACTCCTATCTGCGCCGCGACCCTCACGGGCCTCAGCTCATCGACCTATCAGCCTTTGAGTGCGGCAGTGCCGTCCGCGCGACTCTCGGCGGGTGTCGCTAATCTCACGCAAGCGGCATTCTATGCGGCCAGCCCTTCGGCGAACAGTATCATCGCTTTCCACGGCGATGCTTGTACAAACGATATGGGCAATGGCAGCGTGACCGCCGCAGCATGCTTCAATAATCTCCAGACCACGGTCACGGCGTACAGGAAACTCGGGTTTACGCCTGTCCTCATCGGTACGCAGATTTCTCGCACGGGGCAGGATACAAACAAGAACACTTGGAACGCCTTGGTTCGAGCCTCGGCCAATATGCTTGGATACACGCTCTGCGACATCGCGGCCAATCCGCTTGTGGGAGCAGACGGAGCCTATGCCAGCTCGACGTACTTCCAGGCAGACGGGGTCCATCTCAAGGCCGCAGGGCAGGCTCAGTACGCGCCAACCATCGCTTCCTGCGTGCAATCAGCACAAGGAGCGACGGCAAGCGCCCCAACCGCGCAGGCGGCGAACTCGTACTCGATGACTCCTGCTGATAATTACCTCGTCCAGACCATCACTGGAGCAGGAACAACGACACTGCCGGAGTGCGTCGGTCTGACCGGCTATCCTTATCAGATCACGAACCTGAACTCGGGATCATTCGCAATTACCGTCTCCGGGGCAGGGAGCGAGACGATTACAGGTTCATCTACGATCGCGCCAAATTCAACGGCACGCTTCACGGCACAATTAACCGGACCGACTACAGGCGGGTGCTATTGGCAGAGGACGCTAGACGCCCTTCCCATCGCGGGCGGAGCGCTGACGGGTCCGCTCCAAACCCCCCAGATCATCGACGGCATCGACAACGCCACATATCACCCGGCAGCGTGCGGAACACTGACCAATGTGCCATCGTGGTGCGCGGGCTCCGATATGGGCGCGTGGATTAATGCGGCCTACGCTGCGGGCACATCGCCGGTGGGGATTATCGTCGATGCTGGAAATTACAGCTTCTCGACGCCGATTGTCTTTGGCGTGAACAACAAAGAGGTAACGGTGTGGACCAACGGCGCGCAGCTTACCTACACCGCAAGCAGCGGCACCGCCATTACGTTCCAAACCGGAACTTCGGTCAATGCGCCGTCCTCGATCTATGACTTAAATCTGACAACAAATGTAAGCGCAGCAACCACGACAGGTCTTGCGATCGGTGCGTCGGGGACGCAGGCTAATTTCGTCAAGCTCGTGAATCCGAGCATCAATAGCTTCAAGTATCTGGTGACAGATATAAGCTATGGTGCTGAAATCATCAGCCCGACGTTCTATAACTGCTCCTCGGCTGCCGGCTCTCAGGGCATCACAATCACAGGCAGCGGCGACGACTTACATGTGAAGGGCGGCAACATCACCGGATGCGCGACGAATGTCTATCAAAGCGCCAATGAGAACAACTGGCTCGACAATGTGATATTGGCAAATGCGACGACAGATGACGTTGTAGTAACCGCTGGGCAGATGCGTTGCACCGCCTGCCATTTTGTTAATGCACCGGGGGCTACCGCTCTATATCTTAACAACGCGAGCACATTTGCTACTGACAATTCATACTACGAGGATGATGCGACGTCAGGGAATTCAGCCTCTCCGATTGTCAACACGGGCGTTCTAAGCAATACCGCAACCACCATTTATTCAGCCGGAGAGACGTACACGAATTTCATCAAAACCACGGGAGTCCAATGGAATCTGTCTTACACGGGATTCATACAAGACTACGGCGGTCATATCGCGGACGCCTACAATCTCTCGACTCGTGGTGACAGGCAGATCACTCTGTCTAACCCTGATTTCGAGAACAGTTCCCTCATTCCTCCTCCTGGCTGGATCACCGTGAATGGAGCGGTGGTGGCGTCCTATGAAACATCCACGCAGTACACGGGCAAAACTCAGTCCATCAAGTTCACTGGGAATACGCAGTACAACGGACTTGAGTATCTGACATCGTTTTCTGTAGTGCCAGGCGATGTCTACTCTCTTCAGTGCGCAATGAAAAGCGATGCGACCAGCACCCCTAACTGCGTGTTGCAGTTCCAGACCAATACGGGGGGCTATGTCTCCAATCTAGGAGTATCGAACAGCACGACCTCATGGGTGTTGGCCACGGCAAGCGCCATCGTCCCGGCGACCGCTGTGAAGGCCGTCCTGTTTCTTCAAAACAATACGGCAGCCGGTGCTGGAACTTCATGGTTCGATGAGGTAAGCGTCCAAAAAAGCAACTTCCCTGGAGAGGTCACCGGGAATGGACACTGGAATACGCAGGCTAATTCCGGTTCCAATCTCTGCGGCTCCGCAACCTTGAGCGGAACGAATTGGGCTGGATCGGGGCTTGGGCCCTATACGCACTCGTCGGGCAGCACGGTTGCCTTAACGGCTTCCGGCTGTACCGCTCTTGTGGCCGGCCAATCCTATCTCGTGACTTATACGCAGGTGGCTGGAGGTGGGGCAAATGTTACTCCGAGCTTCGGCGGTCTGAGCGGCACCGCAAACTCTGCGAGCAACACATATACGCAGTACGGCACCGCGACATCGACTACTGCTGTCGCGTTCACGCCCGTCACCGGATTCACGGGCACAATCACTCTGGGCACGGTGGTTGCGCAAGGTCCGAAGGCTACCTCCTGCGGGACTCCTGTGATTGTTCAGGGAAGCACGGATCATGCCGGCAAGCTCACCACTGCGGCGTCAGGATGTGTTATTACCTTCCAAACGGCTTATACGAACGCCCCTAGTTGCCACTTCACTCCCGATACCGCAGTCACCGGAGACGCCTCGCAGTCCGTGACTAACTCATCTATGACCGTGACGGCTGTGGGAATGACCGCGTTGGATTATGAATGTACAGGTTTGAATGAATAGGAACCTCACCGAGATCGCAGGAAGGAAATTATGAAAAGTTCAAGAGCTAACAGCCACATGGGTGGCGGGAAAAGCAAGTCGAAATCGAAGTCCGGCGGCAAGAAGCCTCATTCGATGCACGTAAAGCGTGCTCATTCTGGTGGGTTCATTGTTACGCATCACCACCAGCCCGACGAAACGGGGGCCTCTCCAGAACCCGAAGATCACGTCGTACCTGACATGCAGTCGCTCCAAGATCACATGCAAGCCGGGATGGGGGATCAACCCCCAGCACCAATGACTCCTCCAGCAGCCGCAGGTCCCGCAGCGGGAGCAGGCGGAGCCCCGCCAGCAGGGATGTAATATGACTTGTTTCTGGACAGCCTTCTTCGATTTCTGGAGCGCAATCGGCCAGCACATCCGAGCAAACGGCGGGGTGTATGGAACAGCGGCGGTAGCTGTAGCTTTGGCCGCAGGAAAGAACATGCCTCCCGTTATTCCGAAAAGCATTCAGGACTTGTGGTCTTGGGCATATAGCACGGTCCAAACCGCGCTGCCCATGTCACACACCAATGCTCAACTTCCAAACCCTATTCAGCCGGTACCCACTCCGGCCCAAACCAAATAGAGGAGATTCACATGGCATCATTCAAGAGTGTACTTGCAACAATCGGCGCAGACGCAAAGTTGGTTTTTGCGTGGATCGGTAGCGCACAAGGACAGAAAGTTATTTCCGTCGGAGAAGCTGCTGTGGAAACAATCGCTCCGCAACTCACTGGCATTATCAATCTCGCGAACCAGGGTCTGGCCGAAGTTGTCAAGGTCGAAGCCTTGGCAGCAGCCGCCGGATCACAGTCAGGCACTGGGGCCCAGAAGTCCGTGGCCGTAGCTTCTGCTATCACCCCCGCTGTCTTGGCCTACGCTCAACAGAACGGCCTACCCGTCCCGACAGCAGACAAAATCCAGAACGCGACCAACGGCCTAGTAGCCTTCTTCAACGCTCTCGAAGGCAAGTAGTCCATTAATCGGACGGTTATGAATTTCCTCTCTTGGGCCAAATCGGTAGCCCTGCTGTCTCTGGCTGTTTTCCTCGGTTTCGGATCGTACTTGGTCTGGACCGCGACGAAAGCTGTCGAGAGCCTCGGCCAGCAGGGTTCCGCCGTACTAACCCAAGCAAGCACGACCCTGACGACAATCAACGCGGGGTCGGCCCAGACATTCGATAATCTGAATCGTCTTTGTGGAACAGGTAAACCTTGCGGGACGTTTTCGGACTTAAACACAACTCTCGGCAGCATCAGACTAGCAGCCGGACAAATTACGGCGCTTTCTCAGTTTGAAAAACCCCAACTAGAAGCCATCAACACACAAGAGCTTCAGTTATTCGCGGACACACACAAGGTCCTCGGAGGGTTGTCCGATACAATAGTTTCGACGAATAACGTGGTTGTCAATTTCATTCCACTACAGAAACAAATTGACACAGAAGCGTTCCTGCTTCAAAAGTCCACCAGAGACTTCGACTCACTACTGCTCTCGCCCGATATTACGGGAACCCTAAAAGGGATTGACGTAACTTCAAACAACCTAGCCCAGACTACCACGGATTTCCAAACCAAGTTCCATTCTGTTCTGTTCCCGCCGCCCTGCAAAGGTAAATTCTGCTTCGTGATTAAAGCGTGGCCGTATTTCAAAGCAGCGGGCGAGTTATCCGAACCGGCGTACTATTTCTCGCAACTTCTAGGAAAATAATGACAGCAGCCACTCTGGAGAGGTTGAAACTGTTCATAGACGGACACCGACACAAGTCCCGTGTGTCTGCTTTGAATTGTAGAGAAGGCGGCTACAAAATGTTAGCCGCCGAGCACGATAACGAGGCGGTCATGGCCGACATGTTGTTGGTGGAGTTAGCGAAGGAGGAACCGAATGCCTGATAAAAAGCCTACGACTAAGGTCGGTAAGAGAGCGGCAATGAAAACTGTTATGGATGAGTGGAAAGGCGGCTCGCTCCACTCTGGATCGAAGAAGGGTCCGAAGGTAACATCTCAAAAACAGGCAATTGCGATAAGTCTTTCCCAAGCGGGACTTTCTAGGAAAAAGAGCTGATGATTTCTTCTGAATATGCGGCTGGGTTCTTCGATGGGGAAGGATGTGTAAATTTCAGTAAGCGTGGACGGTCGCGGCAGCAGTTTCTTAGAGTTATGATAACCAATACCGACCCGCAAATACTTTCTGATTTGCAGGAAACGTTTGGTGGCAGATTAGCTAAACCCAGAGTACTTGCGGATGGGTGGAAGGCTTTCCGACAGCTAATCTTGGTGGGCGAGGAGGGTTTCAAATTTCTTAGAATTGTATATCCGTATTTGAGGCTGAAGAAGAAACAAGCTGATTTAGCCTTTCGTTTTGAGTTCTTTCGTGCTCTTCCTAAAAGCGAACGTTGCAACTTCGAACACCGTCCTTTGCCAAAAATGCCCCACAGAATAGTGGCAAAAGTTAAATCCGAAGTTTTGGAAGAGGAACATCGCATGTTTTTGGAGATGAAGGAACTCAACAAAAAGGGCAAGAAAAAGTAGTCCATTAATCGGAATTCATGACGAATCTCAGCTTCGACGAGTTACAAGACCAATACGGAAGTAAGCAGGACATTCCAAATGATGTTCTGTACGATCTTCTGCTGCGGATTAGACAAGACCTTATCAATCAGGCGAAGCTGGGAATAGATCACATACCAAACTCCTTTCTGGGAAAAGAAGTTCGTCGCCGCTGCCAAACAGATTTGATGTGGTTAGCCCGGTACTTCACGTGGATGTCTAACCCGGCCTCAGACAACGGCTTGGTGCCTCTAGAAAATAACATCTTCGATGAGGAGTTCTATAGCCCATTTCCGAAGTTGTTCGTAAAGAAAGACCCGTCAAAACCAATCAACCAGCAGAGCGAGGTTAAGACCCGCCTCTTGTTGTGGCCTCGTGGCGGAGCCAAGTCTACCTTCGATCACGTAGATACGGTCCAGTGGATTCTCTGTTTTCCTGACATACGAATTCTCTACCTGACCGCCGAGAAAGATTTGGCTGAAGGTTTTGTCGGAGAAATCAAGGGCCATTTCTACGTTAAAGAAGACCCAAGCTGGATGAACTTGTTCTGGCCGGAATTCTGTGTAGAGGAAAATAAAGCGGGGGCCAAGCGCGAGTTCACTTGCCCCGTCTACGCGGCGAAGAAGACAGGCCGTAAAGAACCTACTGTTTACGCCTCGTCCGTAGGCAAAAATAAGGCGGGTTGGCGGTACGAATTAATCAAGGCAGACGACGCGGTCTCGGATACCAACTCTGAAACCTCTCTGCTCTGCGAAAAGATTTCGAAGGCTCTGTTCCTCGCGGAAAAGCTATTGGCCCTCGGCGGGTTCTACATTGACTATATTGGAACTTGCTACGCAGAAGAAGACCACTACAGCGTTCTACTATCCAAGAACATCGGTAACATCACGGTCACCAAGGGAGTAGGCTGGGAGTTCTTCGAAAACCAGACTACAAACAGTAATATCCTAGTAGGTCGGGCGATCCAGATCAAACCCGAGGTTGCTGAAAGACTCCGCAACGAAGGCCGTCCGGTCACCTACCAAGAAGCGGGTGAAGAAGGATGCGTATTTCTTCTCCCGAAAGTCATGCCCTTTGCTTGGTGCATGGCCGATCTAACGAAGGATGAAAAATCTTTCGAAGGCCAACGTAACCAGAATCCCCGCACTGCTGGCCAAGTAGTATTCGATAGAACCACTCTTCTACGAGCAACCGTTCCGTACAATCTTCTCCCACGCCAAGGTCCGGTATCCCAGTTTTGGGACTTGTCCTTCAGCGAGAAAAAAGGAGTTGATTATTGCGTAGGCAGCTCCGTTATGTGGGCCGACGAGGACATCCTGACCCCCGACGGAAAGAAGACTCCCAACAAGAAGACCGTAGGTTACGTCCGGAAACTCGTCCGAGATAAGTTCAATCCCTTCACCGCCGCACAGGCTGTCGTCCAGTTAGCCGTTGAGGAACGACCCTTTGTAATCGGGTTGGAAGACGCAAGCGGCAGCAAGCTCCTTCTCCCCACGATTATTGCCGAGGCGATGAAGACCAAAGACCCCTTCATTATCGCGGTCTGTTCGAACATCGACCTTGTCACGCCCGACAACCAAAAAGATGCTAAGAAGATTCGCATGGGCGGTTTGCTCCCGTGGCTGGCTGAAGGCCGGATGAAGTTCGCCAACTTCTGTATGCAGCCCAAATATCAGAACCTGGATGTGCTTTATTCTGAGTTCGATAAGTGCATGGGGTCGCACCACCACGACGACATTCCAGACAACTTAGGCTATCAGCCCCGCTACGCACCCCGCGCCACACAAGCCATTGTAGAGAACAACACCGACATGTTCTCCCGCGTAGATCAACAAGGCTGGAACGAACTCTTCAACCCCGGATCGACCACAAACGCCTACTACCAAGACGATAACGGGCAGTTAGTTCCTTGGGACCAGCCGATCCAGCCGTTTGATGATTTCATTCCCCAACCAGAAATTCAACGATCAGAATACTTCGGGATGGACAACATTCTTGGAGTTGGGATGCACGGATGAAAGCCTATTTAGTAATTAAAGACGATAATGGCGATATCCAACTTGAGGCTGAGTTCGATGCGGGCCAGCCCTACGGATTCCGTCAGCCTTCCAGCAAGAAACTGGTCTCGGCAATGCCCCAGAATTCAGATAATTCTCCAACGGGGTCCTACGAACTTTTCGGCTTCACCTATCAACCACATGTTCGCGTAGACCGCCCGAATGGGTGGAAAGAACCACCTCCCGTTCCGTGGCAAGGAACCCCCGTAGCCCGTCCAGTTAATGGACCGAGTGCTTTCAAGAGCAGTTTAGGCGGCTTAAATAGCTTTCAAAAGCAGGGCGACCCTACGCCTGCTAGTTATCCAAATCCAATTTCAAGAGGTTAAATCATGACAGTAGGATCACTCATTTCTCTAGGCGGTAATCTGGAAAACCCGCGCAATGCCAAGGCCAGCGACTTCGGATCGGGCGACTACGCCTCTGGTCCTGCTGGCTCGTCTTCGGGCGCAATGCAGCTCGTAAAGCAAACCACAACCCAAGAGGGTCCGATGCACACGCAGGATTCCGGAGAAGGATCGCCATCCGTCTGGGGTAAGGCAGATTTTCCCGTGGGCAAAAACATGGGGGAGGGTGGAATGAAGTCCACTGCTCTTTCCATTCCCTGTTCTGTGAATCTGAATACAGGTCAAATGGAGCCCACGGCGGACAAGCAAACTTATTAGAATCTGTGGTATAATGGGACTATGTTCACGATTTATACCATAACTAATTTGGTCAACGGGAAGATATACGTCGGCCAGTCCGTTAATTGGACTAAGCGGTGGAAGGGCCATACCCACTCCGCGTTCGTGAGAAAAGAAGACCACCCTCTTTATCATTCCATGCGGAAGCATGGCTTGGACAAGTTCATTTGTGAACCTCTTTTGCAAGTCAAAACTAAAGAAGATGCTGATTATCAAGAACGAATGTGGATTCTGCTTCTCGGAGCCCATGTTTCCAAGCACGGATACGTTTGCACTTGGGGCGGAAATGGTTGGACAGGCCCGAGCGACGAAATGCGAAAGAAGAAGTCAGAATCGGCCAAATCCGTGTTTGCTGCTGACATCACACGTCATGCGAAATATCGTTCTGATATCGACACCAACGAACTTATCCGACTTTATCGAGACGAAGAATGGACTCAGAAACAGATAGCAGAACGGTTCTCTTGTTCTCCTCAACTCGTTGCCTCTCGTATGCGGAAGGCCGGAATTATAGTCGGTAAGGGTAGACATAAACCGGGTTATAAGCTATCCGAAGAAACTTGTAGAAAAATGGGTAATGGTTCCCGGCGGGGAAACAAGAGTCCTGTATTTCTTCCTATAGATTTAGAAAAAGCCTCTCGTCTTTATACCGAAGGAAACTCCTTAAAACAAGTTGGAGCAATACTTGGGTGCTCTGGTACCTGCATCAAGAACAAACTTTGTGAAATAGGGTTTGTTTTGCGACCATCTAACAACGTAAAGAGAGCCCCTTAATGTCCGTATTACCCGAACCTAAAACGAGTCCGTACGAACCCATAACCCGCGAACAAGCTACGGCTCGTATGGATGCGGGAGTGTGGACGACGGACGATCCCGCGCTCCGACTCGTTTGCCAGGACGCGCAAAGAGCTGAGGAGCACGAAGCCACTAAAAATTTTGTCCTCGGATGGGCCTCGGCGCAGCAACTCTATACCAGTCCTTTCGCGCCCCGCTTCTGGCCTGGGACTCAGTCTGAAGCCGCCTCGATTCCGTTCTTCACGGTAGCCACAGCAGTCCGAGGGATTGTTCCGCAGGTCATGTCCGGGTTGTTTTACGAGAACCCTCCATTCATGGCACAGGAACGCCCCGGCACTACTGCGCAGGCGGCTAGAGCACAGGCTGCATTACTGGGATACCAACTTGAAGACATCAACTTCCGCGAAGAACTAGCCCTTGGAGTGGACAACTGTTTGCTGTTCGGAACGGTTCTATTCCAGTACGGCTGGGAAAAGTTCACCAAAGAACGGAAGATTGTCAAGAGAAAAGAGCCGGTCAAGATTATTGCCTCGACAGTTCCGGGCGGGCCTCCGACTCGAATTTCCACGGGTGAATTAGAAGAAGAAGTCGTTGAGGAAGTCGTAGATCGGCCATCCTTCGAACACATCGTAAATCTGCGCGAAGTCCTTGTTGATCCGTCCTTGAACGTGCCGGATATCCGCAAGGCGAAGTATGTCATTCGCCGCAGATACATGACATGGGAAGACCTCGACAAACTCCGCGAACGCGAAGGATACACTCTCCCGTCTCGCGAGAAGTTGCTTGAACTCTTTCTGCCCCCGCAGGAACCCGTAGAAGCAGCGACCAACGAGCTAGGCTCGCGCTCTCCGATTTGGGATGCTCGGGCCGAACCCCGCTGGGAAGATGTTACTGCCGACCCCCTACAGAAGCCTCTTGAGGTTCTGGAACGGTGGGACAACGGCACGTACATCGTCGTTCTCCAGAAGAAACTCGTCATCTATAACGACCGCAATGTCTACGGGAAGATTCCGTTCCTAAGCTGCGGTTGGTGGGATGTACCGGGAGCCTTCTGGTCACTCGGCCTCGGTCGGACAATCGGTTCGGAGCAGCGCCTGCAAACGGGCATCACGAACCTTGTTCTGGACATCACAAACCTGAACCTGAACCCCCCGTTGGTTCGCGTTCGCGGAAAATCCATCCCAACTCAGTCCATCCGAATCGGCCCCGGAAAAATCATCGAGGTCGATAACAAAGATGACCTGAAGCCCTTGGAAAGATTCGCACCCGTTCCTGAAGCAATGGAACTGATGGCAATGTCCCAAGGTCGCGCCGATACCGTCTCCGGTGCCAACCCCATCACTAGTCTAGGCCAAGCCGGATCGTCAGGCCACTCGAATATCGCCCGCAGTTCTGCCGGTGCTCAAGGATTGATGCAGGGGGCTGGTTCTGGAATTTCGGAATTCGTGGACAAGTTAGCGAACCAAGTCTTCGTCCCATTCCTGTACGAAATGATTGAGATGAACCGCGCCATGCTGCCGGAATCTCAGTTGAACTACATCATGGACGAGAACCTCAAGCATGAATACCTGAACGAAGAAGGACAACCCGGAGACTTACTGGACATCCTGAATGCTCGGACCAAGTTCTCTATGCTGGCTGGGTCCAAAATGCAAGTCCGCCGTAATGCCGCGCAAGCCCTGCCTCTGCTGTCGCAAAACCTAGCAAGCCCCGCCGTCTCCCAAAACCTTGGAATTCAAGGCAAGAAAATCGACTGGCTGGAAATCACCAGACTTTGGTTTATGGCCGCAGAACTACCGGACATCAACGACGTAATCGTGGACATGACGCCCGAGGATATGCAGAGAATGCAGGCTCAAAGTCAGGGCGGGGCGATCCAGCAAAAGACGCAGGCTCAGTCGGCGTTGGAACAACAGAAGTTCCAGAATGCACAGGCTTTGGCCGATCAAGAGAACGTCAGCCGCGCAAGTCGCGACGTTCTGAGAGAGGTCTTCAAGAAATCTGTGGAACCTGAAGCACTCACCGGACTTCCCCAATCTAGTGGAACTGGGTTTGGTGGTTTAGTGTAACCGTCCATTAACTGGACACAACCCCCTCAGCAGGCGTGGATTACGTCGGGAGAGATGAAATGAAGAAATGGTTTAAACATCAGTGGGTGCTCGTGTTGTTTTGGGCACGAAAGTTAGAAAACTGGGCCAAAAGAAAAGGTCTTGTCAAGCCACCTAAGTACGACCCCAAGCCTTACCCACGCATGGAGTTGGACGAGTACGCCGACGATCAAATCAAGGCGCTCATTGTTGCTGCTAAAGCGTACAGAAAAGCCAAGGCAAACCCCGCCCTCTTTGTTGAGCAGTATTTTGGAGCCAAGATCGCGCCGCGACCTAGTCCAGATACTTGGGCTTATGACTTATGTCGGCGCGAACGTTATAAAGATAACAGTCCCTACTCAGACGAAGACGGCCAAGTAGAGTTTACATGGAGTGGGAGAGACTAATGAACCAATTTCGACAACCCAGACCCGATTCCGACACCCTCGGATACAAACCCACGGAGTTCGATAACCTGTCCGACGAAGACCTAGCCAAGCTAATCAACGCCACAGGCCGTGTTCGAGTAAACCAGCAGCAGCGCCCCCAACAAAAACGGGAGCTAGACTTAGACGATCCGAACGTGCTTCGGCAGTTCGCGAGGAAGCCGAATGACACTAGAAGTTGATGCTAGGTTAGAGCAGGACCTCAAACTCTACGAGCGCGGAATCGAACTCCGGCCTCTGGTAAATTCCCCGAATTGGGAAACCGTTCTAGACACGATTCAAGCCTATGTAGACGACGTGGACCAGCAGGTTCGGTATTTGTTACCCGGCGACCCCGCAGTAATTGCCGCCCACGCCGCACTTTACGCTCTCAACGATTTCGCGGTCAAGTTCAAGCAGGATATCGAACGCGCCGTAGATTTCGCAAACCAACCGAATGACGAAGTTCGCAACTATTTATTTGGAGTCCGCGATGCTCTGGATGTATCTGGGGCAATGGGACTAGGAGGTTAATATGGCACAATACCCAACAGGCAGTATCAATGCGGTTCCGCAGCACCCGGAATACGTTCAAACTACGGGCTACTGTCAAAT